TATACTCGATATATACCCGACTTCTTTCTTTAACAAGAAAGAAGCAAAGAAACATAATTACATTTAACGTTCTATTAGTCACTGCTAAAGCTAGCAAGACTTGCTAAATAACGGGTCCCACACTAGGGATTTACGAGAGAACATGGGGCAAAATAGCCAGAGCCAGAATCGGCATGAGCATTGGATAATCAGGTAGGCATATATACATTTATATAAGAAAACATTTATACAACAGCGCCAGAAAATAAAATTTCCAATATGCTGATAACTCAAGTAGATACATAGATAAGAAAAGAGGAAAACATCATGAAAAACAAGGAGAAAAACACCATGTACAAATTTGAACGCAAAATTATGGAATTTGACAACATTAAATACATTGTCATAAGAATGAAACACGCCCTGTTTAAAGACCAATACAGAGACAGATGTAGAGTATTTGTTATGAAAGAAGGTATATAATGAAAGATATATGGAATGAAATACCGGACGATTATTATCCTGAAATAAAAATATACACAGCAAATCAATGGAATTAAAAAATAAATAAATAATCAAGCATACAACTCGTTGTTCGTACGACACGGAGGTCGTACTCACCTATGTTGTATGCTTTAATCACATATGTAATCAAGAGATAAAACAAAAAAATCTCAAAAGCCAAAGTACAAAAGAAAATGAAAGGAGAACAAACAATGGCAAACAACGTAGCAACAGAAAACAAAGGACAAGAAATCGAATTAGTAATGGCAGAAGCTCCAGTAGCATTCACAGATGGTGACTACTTCAGAGGTATGTGCGAAATCGCAGCAGCAGCTCACACAAAACAAGCTCTTTACATTCCAGCTAAAACAAGAGGAATCTTTGATTCATTATTCCACAAAAGAATCTTTGCTAGAAAAGAACTTGAAAATGGTTCATGGGCAGTTGGTAACTTCCAAGTAACTGAAAACAGATATCTTTACAACTTTGACCCAATCACTCGCACTTACAGAGACAAAAAAGAAGACAACTATAACAGCTTCCTAACATTAGTAAAAGAAATCTCTGAAAAGAAAAACTACACAGTATTTTCTTTAACAGCTCCTGTTAAAGAAAACAACCAACTTGATGCTATCTTAAAGTAATTTGTCAAACTTTGCGTCATATAGCATCAAGCAGGAGTGGGCTTAGTTCCCTATGCTCACTCCTAACCTGCCCCAGTCGTCTAGTTAGCAGGACATGCTTTCACCTTTGAACTGAGCAAGACCTAGGTGCAATTCCTAGTAGGGGTGCCATTTAAAAAAATAAGGAAGGGACATATGAACAACATCAAACACAATCTACCAATGTGGCTAACTATATGGAGCATATTAGGATTTGGATGGGCATTCGACCTATCAATACCAATAACCAATATGTTCATCATAGCATTACTATTATTTATGATTCCTGTTAAAAAAATAAAAGATGAAGTAACAGAGAAAAAAGAAATAGAATTACCAAGATTCATGCCAAACAAATAAACTACTCCCAATAATACTCCACAAACAAACACATGGGCCGAAAGGCCCTTTCTATTGTAAGTTTAATCTTCTATTGTACGTGTGGAACAATGAGACACTTATTTGCGAACCGTAACAGGAAAACTAAGGACTGTCCTACTATACTATATAGCCAGGAGTCGCGGAAACCTCAGCCGATGCATTCAACATAATAATGGTTTGTCATGACCGGTTCGACTCCGGATACAATAGAAGATATCATATAAAGGAAATAACATGCCTGATATAACTATGTGCAAAAATAATAACTGCAAAAACAAAGACACTTGTTATAGATTCACAGCTACACCAAATGAACACTGGCAAGCATACTTTGCTGAACCAGTACTTGACAAAGATAATAAATGCAGTTATTATATACCAAATAATATACAGGAAGCTGATTAACTGTAAATCCTTGTAACAAAGCCACCAGTTACAACTCCTGTTACGATCCCAGTACCTTTAATAGGTCGGGGAACCCGGGACCAGATAAGACATGGGCCGAACACCAAGTAATCCCATCGATTGACTGGTTCTAAACCCGGTCCGTGAAATACTATTAGTAATTCATGGGCTTCTAATTCTAGTGATGAATCCATTATAAATCTCGCATCGTAGACCACTAGAGTTAGCGAACCGGAGGAGCAATCCTCCAAAAGCTAGGGTTAAACAGCAGCCCACGTGCCATAGACAAGAATCTATGGAGGCCATAGGATAAATCCTATGGGTTCGCCCTTGTCGTCTAACGCAGGACATCACCCTTTCACGGTGAAGATATGAGCTCATTACTTCTCAAGGGTGTATATTAGAAAATCCTGATTGATAAGTACTTTATACTTACCAATTCTCCACTCCTTAGTTTTAAAATTGTTTTGCATTATTATAGTGTGCGACACTATTGATAATTGCCATAACACAAAAGTTAAAACTAAATGGATAAAGGCCCGGGGAATACTTTCATGGTGTTTTTGCTCACCCCGGGTTTTATAAAGATATGGGACGAACCGGTAAAACCTTCCGGGGATCAATAGGCAGGTTATTGGTAGGTCCGTTGAGCAGACGTACTTTTCACTGTTGAGAAAAGGCAAGTATGCTAACAAGGTCTTGAGTGAGACGAAGTGTGTACACTCCAGTTCTTTTAATAGTTTTAAAATGGGTTAGACTCCAGGTTTCTGTCTGTACAGCAAACCGTTAAAACCCATTTATAAAGCAGGGTAGAGCAGTCCGGTCAGCTCGTTAGGCTCATAATCTAAAGGTCACAGGTTCGAATCCTGTCCCTGCCAAGATCTCACAAAACAACTTGACAATGCCCCCCCGAAAGGGGGGATTTTTTAATGGAAAATGCAAAAGAGTAAGGAGCTCTGATGTGATATGCTAGATAGATTAAATAAATTCTTTATAAAGATAAATCATATAAGACTTGCTCTTAAACATTTTTTGGAGGCAGTTAAGTGATAGAAAATGAAATAGAAGAAATAATGGATGACGAAGATACCATAGATATATGTACTACTAAAGAATACTTTGATTTAGTGTATGCTTTAAAAGAACGGGTAATGGACAAAATATATCAGTTCTATATGTCTTCTGATGATAGTGCCACTATTAAAATAAGAATCCATCCAGTATTGCTACACTATAACTCTTCATCTAAAAGTCTTAATACTATCCCATTGGATATACAGAGATTACCAATTTTCCATAAGATAGACTGGGAAAAAGATAAGAAAACAAGACAAAAGATATTAGAAAACGTTGCTTGTTCAGTACTTTCACTAAGTAATTACAGATATGCAACTAATATACGTACACAGAATTCAATATTTCTTAAATATAACACAGTAATATTTACAGTCACTAAAAGAAAGGAGGAAATAAAAATTGGCAGTAGATAAAAAAGACATTAAAAACTTTATGGATGGTTTAAGACATGTAATGTTAGCTAGAACAGCACCAATAGTAAAGATCTTCAATGGCACACAAGATGTAATGTATGGTTACATGGATGAAAAAGATGGCTATGTATCAAAGTATAAATGGGACGCAGATAGTGCACGTTGGATTGAAGAAATCTATGATCTTCTTGTTCAGGCTACAAAATACGAGAAAAGATTTAAGATCTGTAAATTAACAAAGAAGTCACATGGTTATAGATTCAGATTTGATAATAATGATCCTACCATATTACCATCTGTAAAAGTTATGGTTCTAAATAAAATAGAAGACATACTGATAGCTTCTATTCCTGAAGCAGGACACCCAGTTCCGGTACCATCTGTACCAAAACTGGAACTAGATCCTTTACGGGAAATTAAAAAAGAGAAAAAGAAAACAGTAGAAAATAAGGAGAAAAAGATGAACGATTTTAGTTTAACTAATTTGAAAAATGCAATCATCAATAAGGTTACTACCCTTGATAAGAAAACAATTACTATCATTGGTATCATTATATTGTTATTGTTAATTGCAACTCGTTACCAGGATATCAAAGATATCTTAATTGGTATCAAAGATAAAGTAAAAAGAAGCAAAAACTTTAAAGCTATGGTAGCTGACGGAACAGCAGCACTTGACAGCTTAAAGAAAATTGTTGGTGTAAAATCTTCTAACAAAGGAGACAGCAATGAAGAATAAAGACTTAGCTTTGATATTTTTAACAAGTATCATTGGTTTAGTCTTTGTGGCTTTTAAAGTTGTAACTAAAGTACTATTTGAATGGTACGTGTTATATGCTATAGTACTATCTTTTATAGTACTATTAGCAGTACAGATATTCCTCTTATGTCTATCCTAGACATTTCCCAACAAAGAGGAAAGTAGGAACCCTTGGCAAGGAGGGATAGCCTACCGTGGTTCTCGGTAACCCGCCAGAGATTTATGGATGTTCCTATAAATCAACGGTGGGACTTCACGATAAAACGAGCCCCCATGCTGGAAGTATGGCGCTTCAACGAGGAGAGCGATATCGCCCGGGGAGGGCAGTCCTCCTGGAGTGAAGGTGAGTAGCTCCAAAGTATCTGTACGTCCGGGACGAGACGTATAAAACCAGACCGGCTTTTGTTCTCACTTCTTTGCCCATATTCAAATGAAGTGGCCCTTGCAACCCCAGCACCAGCACCGGAACTATATGAACCATATGAACCGTATGAACCGGTGCCCGGGGCCGGGATTTCCGATGGGAAAGGGGAGGTATCCGGGATTCCCGGAAAGCTGGAGAAGTAGATAAGACATGGGTTATCGGATGAGCATAATTACATTTATTATAGGAAGATTCGGAAGGCAAGGAAAAAAGGCAAAGAAAAAGACAAGGCAAGGAACAATGAATGATAAAGAAAAACTAATACGAGTATTAAAAAGTCTACAAAAAGAAAGTAGGATATGCACTTACTGTCAATGCAAAGAAGGATGCCCGGCATTGGAAAGTAATGGAGGTAACTTTACAAAAAACCAAAAAATAGAATATAACAGATCTTTCAGGATATCAAGTGTAAATCAATGCATACTACATAAAATAAACTGGATTATGAATCTATGCGATGAAAATGGAGAATTAGAAATTGATTAAAGATTACTATCTAAGAAAATATTTACAGCATTTAGTAAGCATAAATATATCAGCTCAGGATAATTGTATACGCATGCATAGTTGTACTATATGCCAAAAAAATATCATGAAAGATACATGTAACAAGCATAATGGACGTTCAGAAATATTATTCCCTGACACAGAGACAGTTCATATGTACTCTTATCATAGAACCTGCTTGGAATATATAGGTAAGGCTGTAGGAGAAAGACTGGAACAAGATTTATATAATGAAAAACTAACTATAAGGAAGAAGTAAAATGGCTAAGAAATTCACAATGGAAAACATTAAGATTTCAGACGCTAACAGGAACATATCAAGAGTTCACGTTGATCGTCTGAAAACATTATTAGAAAAGTATGGTTATGTAAACAGCAGACCAATTATTGTAGACCCTGACGGGTTAATCATTGATGGTCAGCACAGATACCTAGCCTGCAAAGAACTGAAAATAACACCTACAATCGTAGTAGAAGAATCATTTGACCTAACACCGGTTCTTAATTCGTCACAATTAAATTGGTCAATGGCAGATTACGTTAAATATTATGCAACAAAAGGTTATGAACACTTTGTTATTATGGAACAAATCTGCAAAGCAAAGAACCTGAAACCCGGTGTTGTATATAACATTGCATTTAACAAGACTATAGATAGAACAGGAATGGCAAGACAGAGTTCTAAGTTCCCACTTAAAGATGGTACTTTCAAATTCCCAGACATTTCAGAAAAAGGTCTTGCTAAATTAGAAAGAAAAATTGACAGAGTAATAGGACTTGTTAGCTTACTAGACCTACCAAGAACAGATAGACTAATTATTGCTATATCAAGATTGGCCCAAGATAGAAATTTCTCATTTAATACAATGGAGGCTAAAATTGCATATCAAAGAGCTCGTATATACAAATGTTCTACAATTCAAGAATATATGCAAATGCTTGCAAACATTTATAACAACAAAAATCCTAAAAAAGTTGTCGTATAAAAAAGATTTATGCTACGATGGATACATGGGTATTCATCAACGTAGAGACGGATCATTTTATGTTAAGTGCGACTTCGACGATTGTTTGCACACAGAAGAATTAAAAGCAAGGGACTTCTGGGAGGCATCCGCAGAAGCAAAGAGGCTAGGCTTCATGCCAGTCAAGGGCAAAGATGGAAGATGGGTTAATTTTTGTACAGGATATTGTAAACTGTGCTATTTTAATCCGCCTATCATTGTTAAAAAGATTCGTACATAATCACCTGTCATACGTACCTGCTAACTGAGTTACGCGAATAGTTGAAATGACAAGGCATTATCGAAAGGAGTAGTTATCTACTCCTTTTTCGGATAGAAGGAGAAACAATGAAATTATTAGAAAAAGAAGAACTGAAAGGTATTGACAGTACCTCAAAAACAATTGAAAAATGGGACAAATTTTTCAAGAAAGCTTTAGTAAATTTAGGATACAGAGACGAGTTAATTAAAAATATGTATCCGTACAAACGTGGTATACCAATGATAATAGGAGATAGGCTTCCTGTTGATGAATTAACAGGAAGACGCTTCTTCAAGTTATCAGATGCTGATAAATTAGCAGGATTGCTCTCTCCAGCTATTGACGCGTGGGGATCAACCTTTGTGTTAACAAAAGCACCGAAAAGACAGCAAGTTCTTATGTTTTCTCTTTGGGAAAACAGAGAAATTTTTGATTCATTCTTCAAGGATCTGGAAGAAAAAGATAAGTATCATAAAAAGGTATTAGAAAATTCAATAAGTAAAATTGGAACTTATTCAGAATACTTTTCAAATCTAAGTACAGTCGAAGAATTAAGCTATCTATGGGAATATTTCATAGATAGATGTGATATTTACCAATCTTTTGTTTCAGTACATGGAAATTATATTTCAGCAAATGACTGTGCAAGAGAAGGCTACTTAGACGAACGAACAAAAGAAAGATTATTTATAGATAGTGTAGACCCGGTGGGGAAACATGCAAGTGCCGCGTACTACATATTCTATAAACCTTTTCAAAATTCTTTTGGAGAGTTAAATGTAAACAAAGCAAAAGATATTTTAATAAAATGCGGTCGTGATCACTTCAATGACTCCAGTGTTGAAGAAAGACTTAATAAGTTTTCAGAAGTATATCTACAAGATTATATGTGTGTTTCATTGAACCCGATAGATAAATTTATGTGTTCAACTAAACAAGCTTTTGGTTCTTGTATGTCTATTGCAAAACAAAATGGTACACGAGGAACAGCATCAGGACCTGCATTTGGGCTTCCAACAACGTTCGATACAGATTCAGTATTTCTTATATTTATGACCCCTGGTAAACATAAAAATATGTACTGGGAAAGCTCAGAATGGGAACAGCCAGGAGAGGAACGTGATAAAGAAAAAGCATATAAATATTTAAAAATGACCTGTAGATGCTTAACATATCAAGGAAGATTAGGTGCTACAGCTCACGCTGTCATAGATAAATTAAAAGAATCAGTAATAGATAGTGGAAGACTTATTGAAGAAGATAACAATAAATTATCTGAGATAGTAAATAGAATACAAGCAGATAAAGAAAGATTGTATATAGGCAGACAATATGCTGCAGGTGGTGAAGACTACATATGGCAAGCATTTGCTTCAGTTATGCTTGCAAGAGCAGGAGTAAGAACATCTTTAGCATATGCAGACGCGGTATCGGATCTAAAAGACTTCTGTAGATCAAATAACTTTATTAGTTCTACTACGGGGTGGGGTAATTTGACTCCTAACGCAAAATCTGTACAATATCACACCTGGTTATATACAGGTGAAATGGTAGCAAGACCTCCTGTATCAATAGATAGATATGGATATCTCCGAGGTATATATTATGATAACCTCCTACTCAATTTATCAGAACAAGCAAAACAACACGCTTTGTACGGAAGCTCAAGAACTACATGGCTTAGAAGGTCAAATGCTAAGATATTAGAATATGATGATTCACTCATTCAAGAAGGTTGTAAACCAGTAATTACAGTAGGCTCATCTAGAACAGGTAGTGGTAGCATAGCAGGATATTCTGGCAAAGTAGGATTAGATATGTTCAAAGTACTTACCGGAGAACAAAATTATTCTTATTATAATTCAGATATCAAAATCTGTTCAGTATGTAAGAAACTATTATTAGCTCACGAATATGAAAATGTACTTCGCAAAAACAAAGATGGTGTAACAGAATATATATGTAATTCGTGTATAGAAGAACACGAATACACTAAATGTCCCAGTTGTGGTGAGCTGTATAGCAAAGACGATTCTGAGATGCACGAACTTGTTAATGTCAGAGAACTTACCCATCCTACAAGATACAAGGATATGGAGCCTGTTGAGATATGTAAACGAAAACTGTCAAAGGCAGCTCCAGATTCAAGAGGAAGGTGCTCACACTACATTTGCGCACACTGTGGAGAAATATATGAAAGACCTTACTGTTTCGGTTCTTACGATTCAAATTACATGCAAATCACATTCAAGGGGCTAGAAATAACAACTAGCTTCTGTGATTCTTGTTATAAGAAAGCAACAATGTGCGATAAATGTAAAAAGATAATCTTTATGGATAGCATAAAAGACGCTTGCTTACTTCTTCCAAACAGAAGAGTAATCTGTCCTGATTGTATTGATTCAATCAGAATGCAACAGAAGAAGAAAAATGAACTGAAAGAAGTTATAGAACATATTGAAACTACAGATGTAACTCCTAACAAAGAGTTACCTAAAATAGAAACCTTAGAACAAGGGCTTGCAAATAAAGCCGCTATAGTTGGAAGAAAAGTAGGAAAAACTAGTACTTTAATAAAGGATGTATACAAGCAGATATCTTCTTATTGTAAAGCACATCCTGAAAAGGAATTTCCTACAGTAAAGGAATCACAAGTTCCTCCAATAGAAAGTACAAACGAAACGGTAGACCCAATAATAGAAGCGCTTACTTCTGAACTACCATATTAAGGAATAAAAAAGATGACACATAACATAATAACAACAACAAAACAAAAGAAGGAAGTTCTGATGCCTTCAGAGGCTAAGGAACTATTGAAATCCTTATATTTAATTAGATCGTATTCAGGCTTTGAAGAACCATTAAGAAATGCAATAGCTAGGTTCTTGGAAGAACATAACATACCATATGTGAATTACAATGGAAACCTGCTGGGGCTTAATCACCCCGGCAAGCCATTGTTTTCGGCACACATGGATATGGTAAATACTGAAGGCTATAAATTAAAAGGATCGGAAACATCAGTAATAGACCCGGTATTCACACTAGATGATGATGCTTGTATAAGATTATATAGAGGCAAAAATGAGAAGGCAAATCAGACCTCTCTTGGAGCAGATGACAAAAATGGTATATGGGTTACATTAATGCTCCTCAAAGAAGGATATGAAATAAACTTTGCTTTCTGTCATTCAGAAGAAATAGGTGGAGCCGGATCAACACAAATCATATCCGATAAAGAATCAGCAGAATTCATTGAGAAATGCCAATACGGAGTTATCATTGATAGAAGAAATGCTAATGATATAATTGGTTATGAGAATGAGTATTGTCTGGCATTGGACGACAGGATCCATGCTTTTGCTAAAGAGAATGGTTTTAAATTCTCACCAGCAAGAGGTTCAGTATCAGACGCGGATAGGTTCTCGAAACTCATTGAGTGCGTGAACTTATCCTGTGGATATTACGAACCACATACATCAAGAGAGCACACCAACTTAAACGAACTATGGAATACATTCTTGTTCTGTAAGAAGATGCTTGATGAATTTACTTATCACTCTGTATCACCGGAAAGAATAAGAAAATTCAAAAAAGCAACGTGTCCATATTCCGCATATTCTAAGACAACTACGACAACTTCTTTTTATGGTAGTGCTTGGAATAAGAATACAGAGGAAAAAAAAGAGCCTACGTATGTTAAAAAAGGGAATGTATACGTTCCAAACGAAAAAAAAAATCCGGATACACAGAAGAAGACGAAGATAATTACTCCCAGTCGTACTACGAAAGATATTTCGGATGGTACTAACAATATTATTAAATATGATGCAGACTGTGCAGAGAATCAGCTCGGAGATCTAATTGCAAAAGACTATATGGAAGAAGCATTAGAGTACGGTATGGCGTTCTGCTCAGAAATAAACGGATATATTATACCACTGATTCCGGATAAGGATCTTAAAGAGGAGTCAGTGGGAGATGTCCTTGAATATTACACTTGTCCAAAGTGTGGAAAGCAGGTGGTGTTATTACAGAACTCAGTTGATGCATTGTTTATGGACTACTATAATCCAGTAACTAATTCAGAATTAGCCCTAGGGATATGTACAAATTGTAATGGGTTACAAAATTTAAAAAAAGAATTAAAATATTTGTTATAAAATAAGAACAGTAGATTAGTATTAGAAGGAGAGACCCAATGTCTGAATCAGATTTCAGAAGATGGATAACAAAAAATAAACCAAAAAATTCAATAATTCAAACAATAGAAACAGGTACGGGCTCAGGTGTTCCGGATCTTTTCTATTGCTGGAATGGACGCCCGTGTTGGATAGAATTGAAGGCAACACAGGGAAGGGCGTGCTATATGCGGATTTCGCAGTGGCGCTGGTTCTGTAATTTGGCAAAGGCAAAAGGGGTTGGATTCCTAATAATAAAAAGACTGAAGCAAAAGGAGATAGACATCTATGACATAAAAGATTTAACTACTCCTGAAATGGCAAAAAAGGGAAAATTAGTTGGACAGAATATTATATTTCCTGAAGAAATAAAACCATTAACCAAGGTAGACATAGTCTCTGGACACGAGTATTTTTATCACATATTACACCTCCTATTAAGGAGAGAAAGGAATAAAAGCAAATGATGAGATTGACCTTACTAGCAGTGCTCTTTGTATCATTTTTAGGGCTGGTAGACGCATGCAGTGCTAACTTAATAATTGTTAACACGCCCTCAGGTACAACTGTATGCACTCCTCTCGGTGATACCGGTACTGTTATATGTAATTAAGTTGACAATAAAAATGTAAGGTGTTACGATTACCTTACACACGGCGGGGATACAGCGTAGTAGAAGAGATGAAAGGAGAAAGCAATGGAAAACACTGCAGACTTCACTCAAAAAGAACTTTGCTTGTTGTTAGAAACAATTTGCGAAAAAGAATTGGGTGTTTATCTTGCTAAGGATATGAAATCCGTTCGCAAGAAAATTGACTTGTTTGAAAACGATGATACCATCGGTATTAGACGTATCCAAAACAAACAAGGAAAAACAAGAGTTTCAGTATTTGAAACCATTTTCTGTGCTAGTGATGGCACAACTGGAAAAGCATACACCGCAACCATCTAGAAAGGTAGAACATGTCTTTAGAACAAATCAAAGAGAATGCTCTTGAGCTCAAGAGCTTAAGAGATAGGAAAGATGATTTGAATGATCAGCTAAAAGACATCAATGAACAGATTCGAGACATAGAAGAACATACGTTGAGCACATTGATGGATGACGAAGGTATATCTGACGTTACCATCGATGATGTTCGCGTACGTAGAGGAACAATCTTTAGAGGAAGTGTCACAAGCAGTTGCGATAAAGAGAAGTTCCAATATCTGTTCGATACTGATAATGATGGCGCTCTGAAGCAGAAACTGGTAATAGATATAGAAAATATATCCCCGGAGACTGTTGATGAGATAAGCGATATGCTGACCAAATCAGGGATAGGATATGAAATCACATATTCTATCCACCACATGACATTATCCAGTATCATCAAGGAATTAGTTTCTGAAGGGCAACTTTCAACTGACGATCTTGAACGATACAGGATATATGCACAACCACAGATAAAAGTAGAAAAGAAGTAAAGAGGAAAAGAAGAAATGGCAAAAAACGAAGTAGCAGTAACAGAACCACAAAACACAGCAGTTACAACACCAGCTCCAGCTTTAGTAGCAGTGGAACAAGAAGATATGATGATTCCTTTTTTAAAAGTTATTCAATCATTATCTGAAGAAGTTGTTCCGGGAAAGGATAAATATAATCCTGATGTTAGACCTGGAGACATCTATGATTCTGTAACAAGAACAGTATTTAAAGACGCAAGAGTTATCATTTGTGGTCTTAAAAAATACTATGCAGAATGGACACCGGAAGTACGTGGTACTTTGGTAGCAAAACATAGAGCAACAGATCCTGCTGTAGTAAATGCTGTTAAGATAACCAAGAAAACAGACAAAGGTACAGACTATATCACACTTCAGACACCTGAGGGAAATGATTTAGTTGAAACCTATGGCATCGTAATGTTCGTACAAAACGATGACGGTCTTCAAATGCCAGCAGTTTTAACACTATCAAAAACCAGTTTCATAGTAGGAAAACAATTATCAACCATTTTAGCAATCCACCAAAACAAAGGGGTACCAGTATTCAAGCTTTCCACAGCATCTTCAAGTAATTCAAAAGGCTCTTGGTTCAAGCCAACCTTCACATTTGATTCTTATGAAAAAGATGAAAATGTAATTGGTATGGCTCAAGGTATGTCTGCAATCGCTGACAAGGTATTATTTAATAACTTGGCAGGTGAAGGAGGACCAACCGAATCAAGAGATATTGACGACAACGATATTCTATAGTAAACCTAAAGCAATATTTACTAGGGGCACCTCATTCTTAAGAACTCCAATAAGTAATCCAGACCTATAAGTGCCCCTTTTCTTTTTATTGGAACTTCAAGGAGAAACAATGGCAACAGCAGATATAAAACATGTAGAAAAGCTAATGACCCTGTTCAGGGGAAGCAGCAAAGCTCATGGTGTATACATGGAACAAGTAGATAAAGACCCTTTAAAGAAAAAAGTTAAGGGTCGTGCTATGACAGTGTCCCTGCCACCTACGTTGAAGAAATGGATACAGCACGTTGAAGGTTCCTCCGGTGCCAGCATTGGCATCATTCCAATTAACGAAGAAAATAAATGCTATTGGGGAGTTTTAGATATAGATGGAGAAGTCGATCATATAAAATTACAACAAAGGATACAGGAGCTCGAGCTGCCATTAGTCGTGTGTTACAGCAAGTCTAAGTCCGCTCACTGTTTCTTATTTCTAGAAGACCAGGTAGATGCCGAGAGTATCCGTTCTATACTCGAAGAGATGGCGAGTAAACTGGGAGTAGCAGGATGCGAAATATTCCCTAAACAGAACACTCTTAATGTCGAGAAAGGGGATCTAGGCAACTGGTTGAATATGCCGTACTTTAATGGAACAAGGCGTGGGGTATTGCTTGTTGATGGTAAACTACATGAACAAGATTTGCCAGAGTTCCTTGAGTACGCTTATTCCAAACGTCTAAGCCAGGAAGACTGGGATAAGTTAATTGGACATATCCAAAAGCATATTGATGATTTAGATACAGTCCTTGAGGGGGCTCCACCTTGTATCCAATATATCTTGAAAACACAAGGTATATGTGAAGGTAACAGAAATAAGATGATGTACAATATAGCAGTATACTGTCAGAAGAAATACCCCGAAGGACAGGTAGAAGAAAAAGTAAAAGAGATTCATGATAAGTATGCCAAGAATCCGCTATCCATTAAAGAATTGAATACCATTATCAATTCTGTTAAAGGAAAAGACTACAGGTATCAATGCAAAGACGGAATGCTAAAACAGTTCTGTAACGCGTCGATTTGTGTAGAAAGAGAAAACGGAATTGACTTCTCAACAGAAATTAAATGTATAAAGAATGCTACACGTATTCTAACAACCCCTGCTACATACGCAGTGGAAGTAGAACTGGAAGCGGAAAGACCGTCCAAAGTGTATGTGTCGGTTGATCAGTTATTTAGACAAGATCTGTTCAGAAGAGAATGTTCTGAACAGTTGCACAAAACTTTTCTTCCAATGTCTCCAAAGCAGTGGAATGAAATATCAACAAACATTATCAACACAGCTTTGAATCAAGACCCACCATATGATATGATGGAAGAAAGTCAATTATACTTTTCTCTTATAAGCTATCTTGAAAATAGAATGCAAGAAGATGCAACTCTGTTAGATGCTGATGAAGGAGTATACCATAACAAGATATCTAAGAAAATCTATTTCAAATTATCCGGATTCAGAAACTTCCTTATTAGAAAAGGGCAGTACGGCAAAGACCTTAACAACTGGAAACTGGGAAGTAAACTAAATGACTTATGGATACCAACAGAGGAGATAGATTTCTCAAATGAAACAAGAGTTAAAAGAAAAGTAGATATCCAATCTGAATATATGAAAGTAAGAGGAAAAACAGAATACCTAAGAAGCATACCGGATTCTGAAATGCCGACATCTGAAGAGTTACGTGAAGCCATAGAAGGAGTATTATAATGAAAAAGAAAAAGAGTTTTGTTCCTTTCACAGAAGAAGAATTAAAAATGATACAGGAAGCAGGGTCTAAAAGCTTAAGAGATATCGCATTCCTGTTAAATAGAAGTCTTGACTCTGTCCGTAGAAAGAAATGGATGCTAGAAAATCCTGAAAGAGATAGAGAAAAGAAAAAAGAATACAGAAGAAAGCTACAAGAGGAGACTCTGGAAGTAGCAAAGTATAATAACTCTCGCTGGTCAAAAGCAGAAGAGGAAGAAGTTTTGAATAGTAAACTCCCGGACCCGGTACTAGCAAAAAGGTTAGGTAGAACTATTTCTGCTATTCAGGTGAAGAGGTTGAGACTATTGGAGGAAAAGAATGCTAGAAGAAGAAAGTAGAAAAATACATGATAACTTTAACACTATTATGGACAAAATCAAGTACAGCGATTACTGTGTACCTTTTGGTAAATACCGAGGATGCTTCTTAGCAGATGTTTTCTCGGAAGATCCAGAGTACTTTGCATGGCTAGACAAAATAGCTCATGACAATGATGTAACAGATTACCCAAACCTAAGAGGAGCAATAAACTACCTGAAAGGAGAAAAGTAATGTTTGAATTGTGTACTAATGCCGGTTGTGTTTTCTCTTGCTGGTGTAAGAGATTCACTTATAACAATAAAGTGCAAGGCAATTCCCCGGATTTTCCAAGAAACTTTTTTAACTGTAACGGCGAGTATTATGTAATGAACAAAGCTAGAGAGATTTATGAAAGGGATAACCCAAATGACAGTATTGATGAAGAACTTGAACGAGTCAAATACAAGAATAATAATAGGAAATCCAGGATGCGGGAAGACGACAACCCTGATCAAAGAACTGGAGAAGGTAGCCAAGACGACACCTCTTCACAGGATAGCGTATTGCAGCTTCAGCGTCGCAGCGATAGAAGAAGCAATAACGAGGGCGTTGAGCTCCCTGAACTTGTCCAAAGATACGTCAACGATTGGGAAAGATACACAGGTTTCACGCAAAGACCTACCTTACTTCAGAACATTACATTCGATGGCTTTTCACCTACTCGGGTTGAACCAGGACGCATTGATGGATCTGAGACAGCTCAAAGAGTTTGGGAAATTAGTGAATCTACCGATATCAGGATGTGGTTTAGAGAAGAGAGCGGGGCAGAAGACTCTGCAGTACTCAGGAGACAAGATTCTTCAGATACTCAACGTAGCGAAACTGAACAACCAAACAGTTAGAGAATATGTAACAAGGACTTTAGCCCATAATGGAGAGTCTTTGCCAAAGAACTTTACTATAAATCAGCTTGAGGATATTGACAGAAGATATCAAGACTATAAAATACTAGAAGAAATTTATGATTATACAGATATGCTTGTTATGGCTAAGTACGCGGAATTAGACCTTCCCGATTTAGATTACCTATTCGTAGACGAAGCACAGGATCTATCTGCTCTACAATGGATTCTTGTAGATCGTCTTGCAGAACGTACTGATAAAATTGTAATAGCGGGAGACGACAAACAGTGCCAGCCTCCTGGAAGTAAAGTACTTACTACTGAAGGTTTTAAGAATATAGAAGATCTTGATGAAGAAACAGATAAACTTATATCCTATGACAAAAGAGGAGCACAGTGCTATGGAAAATACTCGTTTAAAAAGAAAGCACACGAGTACACTGGGCTATTACATACTCTTAAAACAGAAAAAGGTAAGACAACAGTAACAGAAGGGCACATAAACCTTGTTAAATGGAATAACAAGGATACATCTAAAAATGTAGTATACCTAATGCAAAGAGGAGATTACTTCAGAATTGGGTGGTGCCAACTGTTTAGTTCTGGTGGATTCTTACACCTTGGCGAGAGAAGTCGTAAAGAAAAAGATGAAAAGACTTGGATACTAAGAGTATGCGATTCAAAGAAAGAAGCTTCGATATATGAAAGCATTATAGCTGCAAAATACGGCCTGTCTCTGGTTCCTTTTGAACCTGTAAATGGAAGTACCTATTATGACAGAGATGGGCTAGATCATATATTCAAAAGTATTCCTGATCAGAAACTTAGAGCAGGAAGATTACTAAAAGACTTTGGAAAAGAATTAAGTGACCCATTCCTGCAGGAAGGAAAAAGAAATAGGCACGGAGCTACAATCTTTGAATGTTCAACAAGAAACCTGATAGAAGGTCTCATGAGCTTGCCACACAGAGTAACTAATAAAAAGATAGAGTGGAAGCAAATACAAAGCATTACAGTAAAAGAGTACTCCGGGGTTGTATATGGCTTGGATGTTGAAAAACATCATACATATATAACAGATGCTAATATAATAACTCATAACTGTATCAATGAGTTTGCAGGGGCTGATGTTGATACTTTCTTAGCATTACCCGGCAAAGTTGAGACCCTGAAGCAAAGCTACAGAATACCTTCAGCAGTATTTAATTTAGCGAATACCATTATGAAACGCATGCTTAAATATCGCAAAGAAGGTGCAAACTGGACACCGAGAGAGGAAAAAGGAAAGGTAATTACCTGTACTTCCTTGCCTTTATCAAATATTCTCTCCGGTGAATGGCTATTGCTTGCACGGTCTAGTTATCAATTAGAACCAATGAGAGAACGACTAATTAGACTTTGTAGCGACTTCCCGTTCTTGTTTACAGTAAATGGGGTGCCACCAGTAGATATGGATATTTTCAGAGTTATTGAATTACACAAGTTGTGCGCTTTGAAAAAAAGAAGTATTCTCGAATTGGTAACCGTAGCAGATACAGACAATTTATCGGATAAGAAGACAAAGTTTGATTATATTAAACTTTTTAAAAAGTTTATGTCTTCTGATCCTGCTCTTAAACCTTGGGAAATAGATTCTAATTTCAAGGAAAAGCTACTTCTACCTTGGTATAAGGCTATGGATAAATTAGATAGATATACGATAAAGTATGTAGAACATTTATATAATGTATACAAAGAAAAGAAAGAAGACTTGTTCGAAGATGCGAAGATTCGTTTAATGACAATCCACGCAGCGAAGGGTCGTGAGGCAGACAACGTCTTGGTATGCATGGATTTACCACGTTCTGCAAGAGCTTCTATGTTGCAAGCAGATGATGACACGGAAGCAAAAGTGCTCTATGTTGCTATAACAAGAGCTAAGAAAAATTTGTACCTTTACAGCACCAATAATAACCGTTACGGTTCATTAAAGACTTATTTGGAATAAGCTCATGCACTGAGTTCCTTCCTCCCCGCTTAAAAGCGAATAATGAACTCAGTACTCCTTTCTGCAGGTTATCTACGGACCAGTATTCTGGCTCCTGGGTGTCCGAACCATATGTGCTAACCCTTTAAATTATTCCCTTGGCCGGGAATAATAGCACAGGTAATTACCTTGGCTGGTATTAAAGGATACTATTGCGAACAATCTGTATATCTCTTAATGAAAATTAGTTGCCATGCTTGTACAGATTGAGGAACCGGAGTCTGGAAACGGGAAAACCGACACGGGTAACAGGTCTCCTTGTATAGTGCTTCGTCACTCTGTTACCCGTCTTTCTTTAGATACAGGATGTGCATAATGACATTTCTGTATAGGAATTTGGAACGGGGATATGGATAAAAAGGAAAATGATTAAGGGAAAGGAAAGGGTTAAGATGGTTAAGATGGTTAAGTTAATATTGATATTTTTATAGATAAATGTTATAATTATGGAGAAGTTACAATTTTAAATATAAAGCTCTGAACCCCTTTTGGGGTTTTATTTTTAGAGAGGATATATGAAAGCATTACCAAAAATTAATCCAAATCAACCAATTACAATAGACTTAGAAACCTGCGATCCGGAGTTGAAAGTTACCGGTCCCGGATACATAACAGGTGTGGGATTCGTAGCTGGTATCGCCATAGCAGCAGACGAAGGTTCTTGGTATATACCGATAAGGCACGCAGAAGGTGAGAATTATGACGAAAAAGAAGTTATCGAATGGCTTAACGAAATCTGCTCAGCGGACACGGACAAGGTCATGCACAACGCCCAGTACGATTTGGGTTGGCTTAGTTATATTGGCGTCCAGCTTCATGGCAGAATTTTTGATACGATGCTTGCTGCGCCCCTTCTTGACGAAAATCGTTTCTCTTATGAGTTGGACAGCCTTGGCAAAAGTTACTGTAACGAAGGCAAGTTCGAAGAAGCTCTCAAGATGGCAGTTGTTGAAAAATTTAATAACATTAAAACGCACAAAACCATTATAAGATTAAAAGAAAATGTACCCAAGAAAGTACAAGAATACCCTGCCTTCATTGATGCAAAGAAAAGAACAACACAGCTGTATGACTTGTGGCCCAAGGATATACAGGATAAATACGATGTCTTTGGCTTTGAAACAGATAAGCGTGGACATGAACTGTTTAAAGTTCCGACAACCCGTCAGGCCGACATCAAAGGTCTACTGTGGGCAATAGATCCGGAAGAAATGGGAACATATCCGATACAGGACGTTGATCTAACAAGAAAACTGTACTTCATATTTAAAGAACAGTTGAAGGCAGAAAAGCTTGAAGTAGTCTCTAACCTTGAGTTTGAGCTGTTACCGTCATTACTTGAGATGCGAATTCAAGGTGTTCGCATTGATATGGAAACCGCGGTTGACCTAGATAAACAATACACTGATAAACTTAACCAACTTCAGAAATCCTTAGATCAGAAGTGCGGTTTTCCTGTTGATGTAAATATAACAGATGATTTAATAAAAGTATGTAATAAATTTAACCTGAAATATAAAATCACTGATAAGGGAAATCCTTGCTTTAACGCAGAATCTGTACCGAAAGACGAATTCGGTATATTTGAAACCGTGCTCCTAATTAGAAACTATTATAAGGCAAGGGACACTTATATAAGAGGATACGTATTCGGCGGAACCTATAACGGATGGCTTCATGGTCAATATAACCAGTTGAAATCAGACGATGGTGGCACTGTAACAGGAAGGTTATCTTCGTCGATGCCTAATATGCAGAACCTGCCGAATCCGAAATCCTCTCAGATCGGAAAAGATATAAGAGGATTGTTCCTTCCTGATAATGAAGATGAGTTGTGGCTGTCTATGGATTATTCGGGGCAAGAACCGAAGATGATGATCCATACAGTTATTGCCATGGACAGATGGAAAAGAACCATGGTAGCAAAAAATAGTGATCCTGATAAAGAGTATTTCCCCGGAGCTAAGTTAGCTATGGACCCTAAGTTCAGCGGTAGAGGTGCTGATTTCCATACAGCAGTAGCTACAATATGTATGGAAATTGAATTTGGATTAGCTAACAAAGTGCCTACAGAAGATGAACTAAAGGCAGCTGCAAAAGAATTCAGACCGAAGGCAAAGTCCATAGGTCTTGGTGTTATGTACGGAAGCGGTGATCAGAAGGTAGCCGATGAAATGACTAAAAAAGGCTACCCGATGACCAAAGATGAAGCCCATGAAATACGTCAAAACATATATCAAGGTGTACCATTTTTGGATGCTTTAAATAAAGAAGTTATGCGTCGAGCCCAGCACAGAGGATATATCAAGACCGTTCTCGGGCGCAGAGGACATTTTGATTTATGGGAATGTCCTTGTTGGGACAAAGAAGAAAAAGAAAAAATTGGTAAAGATAATTTAAATTTTAAGTCTAGACAAGACGCATTTGCGTGGTATAATGAAAATAGAGATAAGTATTCGACGTTAAAGCCACCACAAAGAGCGTATACATATAAAGCGCTTAATAAATATATACAAGGTTCATCAGCGGACCAAACCAAAACTGCTATGTTACATTTATACAAAAGAAACGACCTATCACTAAATACCTTGGACATCTTTTACAGGCGGATACCAAATTTCGCACCACCAAAATTCAAGACACAAGTTCACGACGAAATAAATGTTTCAATTACAAAGGGAGAAAAAGCAGAATGGTATCAAGATGTTATGGAACACTGTTTACCACTGCTAGTAGAAGTAGTCGCTGACCCGGTAGTGTGCACAAAGTGGTCAGAAGCAAAATAAAGGAGAGAAAAATGGAAATGTTTGATGGTAGTATTTCAGGAGAAGTATTGGAAATGATTGAGAACTGTGATCATTCCGGATTGCAGATATATAAAGACGGAAGTACTTATATAGGAATATGCCCTGTATGTGGGATGTATAGTGAAATAAGCGAAAGGATGCTGGAAGATGTATAAATCAAAAACAAAACCCTTTGAGCACCAGGAAAGAGCTCTAAAGCTCTCTGCTATGAAGAAGAATTTCGCTTACTTCATGGAAATGGGGTGTGTAGATGGTGAAACAGAATTCTTGACCCAACGCGGTTGGGTGAAGTTTAAAGACTTCGCTCTTGAAGATTGGGAAAGACCACTGCTTGTAGCCCAGTGTGAACCTTATGGTACGGACATAAAGCGCTGGAGCTACAGGTTTGTGGAACCGGAAGCATATATCAAAAAAGATTCTAACGATTGGTATACTCTAACTAGGAAATTGAAAAGTGGTGAACAGAAAGAGTTCATGTTTACCGGAGACCATATTCTACCTATCTCATATTGCTATACCAATCACACCACTAATCATTACAGAAATGATGTTAGACATGATATGTATGACTGTACCGTAAGATACCTATGGCAATGTCTAACAAAAGATCCGAATAGAAAACCATGTTATCCAATGCATGATTTCAGACATACCCGACTTTACTTTACAGATGGTATATCGGAAGGGTTTAGAGGATTTGATTCTGAGTACTTTTATCCTGAAAATAACAAGGTGTGCAGGCTCACCCCTGCTGAGATTAAGTTTATGGTTGCCGTCGCAGCTGATGGAACTTATCCTAATAAGAATGACAACAAGGTAGATTTCTACTTTACCAAAGGAAGAAAAGTAGAAAGAATACAACAGCTCGCTGCTAAGGCTGGAATACAGATGGCATATGAAACAAGGAAGAGTACTAGCAAAAAGACCATACATATCTTCCATGCCATCGCACCGATTAAATGTAAAGTCTTTGGAAAAGAGTGGTATAGCTTAAATAAAGCTCAGCTTCGGGCAGTAGCAGAGGAAGTATTCCATTGGGACGGGTACCTATCTTCAAAAGGAGATTATGCGGAATTCTATACTATCCATAAAGAGTCTGCTGATTTCATACAATACGCTTTAACAGCTAACGGATGGCCATGCCGAATTCGTTTCCAAAAAAGCAAAAATCTGTACAGGGTAAATGCGGCAAGGCATTCCTGCTGTGATTTATCTTTGTTACCTGAAGAATTCTCACAAATTGGATGCCTTCAAAATATACAAAAAGCATTCTCAGGAGCAGAGCACGACACAGAAACCAGAACAGCATATTGTTTTAGAGTTCCATCCGGATACCTATTGTTGCGTCGGGACGGAGAAATATTTGTATCAGGTAACTCCGGTAAAACAAAAGTTATGCTTGATAACATCGGTACGCTATACGACTCAGGGCATATAACAGGAGCTATAATCCTAGCACCAAAAGGTGTTTATATGAACTGGTCGGAAAAAGAGATACCTACGCACATGAGCGACGATATAGAAAAAGATGTTCTTGTGTGGAAAGCTTCAGACTCTGAGGGTAAGAAAAGAGCTCTTGCTAAGAGAATACAGAACTGGGATGGAAAGAGTCTACAGCTATTAGTATATAATATTGAGTCTTTGATTTCTGAAAAAGGTATGGTTCTCCTTTCGGACTTTATTAAACAGCATAAAGGCAAGGTTTTGGCACTTGTCGACGAGTCAACCTGTATCAAAAATCACAAGGCTAAAAGAACCAAAGCTGCGATAAATGTTGGCAAGAAATGTTTAGCAAGAAGAATTGCAACAGGATCTCCTGTTACAAATTCTCCACTAGATTTATATTCGCAATGCGCATTTCTTGATAAGAGTTTACTAGGTTTTGGTTCTTTTTATTCATTCAGAAATACATATGCCAATATTGAAAAAGTGCGGAACAGGCAAGGACAATCTTATGATAAGATATTATCTTACAAGAACCTAGACCAACTTTCAAAAAGACTGGATGAGTTCTCATTCAGAATTACAAAGAAAGAATGTTTAGACTTGCCTGATAAAATTTACGTAACAAGAGATGTAGATCTGACACCTGAGCAAGTGAAATTATATAAGGAAATGTCAGAGTACCAGTTTGCTATGCTTGAAAAAGATGATCAAATACATGAAATGTCAGCTCAGATAGTTCTGACTAAACTATTGAGACTTCATCAACTACTCTGCGGAACCTTTGTGTCAGACGAAGGGGAAGTGCAATCTATTCCTAACAATCGAATCGATGCCTTACGAGAAATCTTGGAAGAGACTTCTGGTAAGGTCATCATCTGGGCGACGTATCGTGATAACATCTTTCAGATAGCAAAGATGCTACAAGACAGTTACGGAGATGATAGCTTTGTTACTTATTTTGGAGATACGTCCCCGGAAGAAAGAACACAAGCTATCAGTAAATTTCAAGACGAAGAAAGTCCGGTCCGATTCTTTCTGGGTAATGTTCAGACTGCTGGTCGAGGCATTACTTTGACTGCTGCGAGTACTGTGGTATACTACTCAAACAATTTTTCCTTAGAATTAAGGCAACAGTCAGAGGACCGGGCACATCGTCTCGGTCAAAAAAATAAAGTTACCTATATTGACCTTGTTGTTCGTCATTCTTTAGACGAAAAAATCATAAAATCTCTAATTGAGAAGAGAAATATAGCAAATGAGATACTAAAAGATGACCTAGAAAACTGGATATCATTATCCAGGGACTAGGAGCCCCGTGAGAGAGTTTCTAAGTAATTTACATAGCTTCACTTTCTTTCTTATGAAACTCTCAATACAGGGCAATCTGAGCGTTAGATGTAAGGGGGTATAAAATGAAAAACGCAATTTCTTTAGAATCAGTGAAAAATTTTATCGAAGCATCAATTTTGAATGCGATCGACAACGAATTGTTAAGTTTTGATTGGAACAGATTAAAAATTGATATATTGGAAACAACAGCAAAAGATGAAAACGGATTAGATATTGAAGTTTATAAAGCAAGAATTTCATATTTAGGTGAAATTGGAAAAGATCAAGGGTTTAATTATTCCCTTGCTGCTCCGGTAATTGAAGACCGCAACGAAGCTCTTCGTCACGTCATCGGGTTGACGGTAAATTTATTGAACGGAATTAAACAATATTCTTCAAAACCTGTTTTAACAGTTATTGAAGGAGGCAAAATTGACTAGAGTTCTTGACTGCATTTGTAAGTTACGAGATGTATTAGAAAATAAAGACTATAAGAAGCTAGCTTTTCATATAAAAACTATGCAAATAATCTTTAATGAAGTGACCCGTCACGTTAAGCGCAAAGGCGAAGACTACACATATGAACTTGACTTCACTGCTCAGGATCTGCGGGAGCTTGCTCAAGATATCAGTGATACATTTAAACGCTGGGATCAGGAGTTAAACCCTGAGAAGAATATAAAGCGTATGAAAAAGGAAGATCTGAAGGATAGGTGTATGAACTTAAATCCGTACCTTGAACGAGCACTTCCAATTATGGAATATCGTAGGGACTATTGTCCGATCCTAACAGAATTACGTAGCATACTTGAGCACCATGCTATCTTCCTATATTTCTTAGAAGAAGCCAGCAGAGATGAGTTTGCTTTGAAGTATACAGAACGATTTAAATAAAGAAAGCCCCGGGTAGAAAGATAGAACCCGGGGTTTATAGTTCAAGAATAGCTGGAAGCTAAATAGATTTATTTTTCGATAACGATGAAAGCAATGCTTTTATATATTTATTTCCATTAAAACCTTCTGCCACAACATCAACCCATTGTTCCAGATATTTAAATATCTGCTGTGGTGTCACAAAGTCGGTTAGAGGTCTGTTACCACGTAGCTGATTGAATTCTTTCGTTGCTAACATCAGGTTACCATCTTCCGTTGTTCCTCCTTTAGAATGTGGAACGAAGTGGTCGATTGTAACATTCTTGATAGTCAGCTTACGACCTGACACATCATGAGTAACTGTAGGAAATTTGCCTTTCTTCCAGAGATCTTTTGCTCTCCAGTGATACCCAAATGAAGGTTGAGGTTTAGTTGGCGGTGTATCATGCTCCAGTTGATTAATTATTTCTTGTGATATATCTACTGTAGGACCAAGATTTCTTACTACCCCATTTATTCTCATGCGTCAAATAACCCCCATTTAAAATTATTTATATACGGATTTCCTGTATCTATATGAACCCAACCAGAAGTATTGTTTTCAATACGGACCGGCATTCCTATACTCAAAATTCGTTTCCGAACCTCGCTATCGGTCATACCCTCGACATGAAAATCCACTGCTCTTCCATTGATATGCGGACTGCGTTTTGCTGTAGATCCTGCTCTTTTGTTATGCGGAATCTGACGCACCCAGCAGTGAATGATAAAAGGTTTACCTATTTTAGCCCTTGCTTTCTGTAATTGGATAGCTGTTTCAACAGCATTTTGGAATACTTCTAAGATAGGATATCCATCTTTTGAAGTCTCATTTGTAAATACTTCATTCCAGGTAAAGTTGTTTGTTATTTTCCAGTCTTTTGGAAAAGCTAATCCGTTGTCATATGCATAAAGGTATGCTGTAACTGCATCTACAAACATCCATGTTCTCCTCCATAATGTGACAGTAAGAAATTATAGATCTTTGTGACGGTTTCTTGTACTGCTTCTTGGCTGCTTTTTACTTCACTTATGTCCTCTTTAAGAGCAAGAATCTCTGAGTTGTGAACCTCTTTTAGTACGTATCTTTTATCCAGATCATCCTTTAGGCTATAAAAATCTTTTGCAGTAACAACCATTCCTGTTGTTGTCAACAGGGTGACTACCGCCAAAAACATTTCTAAAGGAGACAGGTCAGGCATTATTTCACCTCTTTGTCTTCAATTTTTTCAACTCTTTCTTCCAGGTTCTTAAGAGCCCTACATGGGCCCATCATAATTCTTGAAATTCTAATTAGCTCTACAATCTCTTCAACTACTCTTGATAAACAGAAAATACCGAAGCCTATTGTTACCCATTTACACAAGATGTAAAAGTATATTTGTCCTACACTTGCTTCAAAAATCATAGCTGCTTCTCCTATGTTTAAATCTCTACAAATATAGAATAACATACTTTTACATTCTTGGCAATGGTTATTAAATTTTGTTACTTATGTTCTGCTAATCTACGCATAGCACAATAGTACGCATGTTCTGATGCATGCGGATCATCCACGTCATGAAGGCGGTCAACAGCCATACATATAAACTTAACGGGATCCTGACCGAGAGATTTAAAGTCAGCTAGGTAGTATTGTGTAAGAAATTTAGATTCGAGAGCACCAATTACACGAGTGTCATGGTTAGATATGGCATCTGACATACCTACTGCAGCTGCAGCACCGATTCCTGCACAGTTTCTTCCACCGAAGAAACCGCCACCGAATCCGCCGCATCCACCATTAGCCCACTGATTAAGTAAACCAACAGTACCTGCAATACCAAGACCTAAAGCTGTACCCGCAACGCCTTTAGATGCAACTTCTCTGTCGCCATCTACTGTTTTAATTTGCATAGTACGTTCTCCTTTCGTATGTACTAAATCGACCATCTATAATATACACGATTTTTGCACAATAAAAGGACACAAAAAGAACCGGTTTTAAACCTAATTAAAACCGGTAATTGCATTTACACCTTGGAGAAAATTCTCCAATCCCCAAACTACATCCTAATTAAAGTATTCGAAATAAATTTTTGCTATCTCTGTCTCTTTGTTATGAATTAAGTAGGATAGTAATTTAGCTAACAAGTGGTTAAGTTCCCTGGAATACTGAGTTTCAGAAATTCCAATCTCCATACAAGATCTTGTTTTAGTCTTGAACTCGAGGTACCTCTTTTTCACCATTACACATTGGATTTTACTCCAACCTACATCACTAATCAAATCTTCAATGTGGCCCTTGCAGAGGCTGCGTAATAAGCTACGCTCACGTTTGAATTGCATAGTTAGGTTTCCTCATTCTAATGTGTTTACTATTTTTTTCCTTTTTTTCCTTTTCCTTTACAAGCCATTTTTCCTTTTCCTCTTTACTTATTTGTACCTTCTAAACTTTTTGATCATTCTCTGGAAACGTTTTTCGTCCCGTTTGCTAGCAAAAGTTGCTTTGCTCTGTACTAATTCTAACGCTAACTCAGCATAATTGCAAGCCCTTTGTAAATCTTTTTTATCATCAATTATTTCATGTGTTGCCTGATTAGCCGAAACGGTCTTCCGCCAATCGAAAAGACCGTTTAAGCTCTGTAAAAACAAACTAACCCAATCCATTATATTACTTCTTTTTTCTTTCGTCAATGATAACATCAATTAAACCAAAGATTGCAACACACGCTGCTATAATAGCTTGAGTCAACCCGTCGGAAATAACAACTCCGAATGTACCAAGGATTGTGAACAATCCTTTATAGGTTGAAGATTGTGTTAAGTAATTTAACATTACGTCTAAAAATTTATTCATAATGAACCTCCTTTATTATGAGCTACTTGTTGGAAATTGTCCTGTCATTTTGCCTGAATAGTATAAAACACCTTCGTCTAGGTCACTCCTGTTTCTTACCCAATTCTCTCTATTAGAAAAATCTATAGTAAATGAAATTGTATAAGCATCGTTTGGAGCTAATGTTACAGGAGCTGAAAGCTCTTCAATTATCATTGGTGCCATGATAGGTAAAGCTGCGTAGCTAACATCAGTTAAATATTCATTTGTTTGAATATTTGATTTAAAACTATTAAATAAATCATATGTTGTATAAGGATTACTACTGCCTGTATGCTCTAACATATGCATAACATTATTATCATCTAGATAGTACAATGGAAGATTAAAAGAATAATTATAATAATCGTAAGTGCCGTTAGGGTAATTTCGTACGTAACCAGAAGAAATACTGCCAGTATTAGTTGCATAAAATAAAGATCCTGTTTTGTAGTTGTTTTGTCCAAATGTTGAAGTACTACTTGTAGAACTTAATAACATAATATGTGAAAAAGTTACATTTTCAGTACCTTTATTTTGACAAACACATGATGCTCTTGTTACTCCATTAACATCTGTAGTATCATTTGTTACTGCTGAGTACCTTAAATTTTTTAAAGGCATATTTTCGTCAGGAATACCACCATAGCTGTATTCTGTATAAGAACTAATAATGCTTCCTAATACACATCCTTTTGTGCCATTTGCTAATCTCCAACCTTGGGGTACAAACATAGGAATCAAATACGTTGAAGAAAAACCTGGGTGGCTTGACGAAGTACCTTCTACTCTATCTGGATAACTTGAGCTAACATCTACGTTATCTGACGGACCGGAAGCATCTGTACCTAGCGCCATACGAAAATCAACATATAATCTATTATAACTTGATGCAGAAATTGTATAAAAATTTCCGTCATCACCTTCAATATGTACTTCAGTAACTGTTGCACCAGTCGGAAAATAAACATCTACCGGAGCTATGTTCTTCATAGAAATAAGAACACAACCTCCACCGCCCTTTGGCCACTTATCTTCTGAATATCTTTTAAACATATTTGTAATTGGCATTTCTAAACTCCTTTATTATTGTTCCGTTGCACTTCCTGATACTCCAAAATCTACTGATCCGATTTGCTCTGATTGAAGAGTAGTTGTACTTTGTACAGCCCCTGATTTAACGGTAGCCCCTCGGCTAGAAAAAGTAACTGTTGGAGCAGAACCTCCTCCTATTTGTTCCTCAAGTGCTGTAACTCTTTCTGTAAGAGCTGCTATTTTTGCTTCTAAATCTTTAATTAGAGCAGAACTGCCTGCAGCAGAAACTTTAACCCCTGTTGAAGTTTGCTCAACAGTAATATTGTCCCCTGGCTCAATATCTTCCTGTTTTAAATACAGCTGAGGATTCTCACCATTGATGTTATTAACAAGATTATCGCCCACTGCTATTGTTGGAGCAGAAATATCTAAGGCTTTCCCATTTTTTACAGTAAGAGTTGTAGTACTTGCATTAGTACTCCCTGATAAATATTGGTCCAGGTCAGAAGCTCCTCCGCCTTCGCCGGAACCTGCACCTTCTTCATATGCACCTAAAGGTATTCCACTTTTTCCTAATTCAAGAGTCATTTTAGCCCACCTTATTTATTGTTATTTTACTTTGCTTATCAGGAGCACCCGCAACAGAAATGATACCATTTCTCGTATACAAGTTCGTTTGGCTTCCTTTTTTATACTTCACATAGTTACCAGGATTAACAATTATACCCACTGTTGCTGAAGTAGGGGTTGTATCTCCTTCGATGAAATAAACGTCATCATCAACAGAAGTGTTAAAGATATAATAAGTACCATCTGCATCGACTTCAATATAGTCTGAAAGTTTCGTCCATTTGTTTGGTATCAAAGCGTCTGCGATATGCATTTTTAATTCTCCTTTTAGTTTTATAATATATTATTTTAAATATGTTGTCAAATTAAGAAATTGTACCAGTTGATGAATTTCTTGTTACAGTAATTGTACCTACAAATATATAAGAAACGTATGGTGAACTATCTCCTGTTGATGTTTGAGTAGCTGTTGTTTTACTGTTATTGTTTTGATTACGAGTTACTTTAACGTACAAATTACGGGTTCGTGTTTTACCAGGAGTTACTGATGCTTCTTTTGTTACAGGATTGTAGTAGCAAGAATAATAAGCTGTACCTGTACCTGTGCCCGAAGAGGACCTGTGTGCCTGAATATTATGCAAGAAAGAGTTTTTAGGCATATAATATGTCTGTTCTTTTCTTGAATCTGTTGCTGAAAGTGAAGATACATCTACCATATCTTGGTATAAATTACCTGTATAATCAACTCCTTTGTATTTAGCATAATAGAAAATATAGTAATCTACTCTCATTTTTGAGTGAGAGTCACAATATACAAACTTGAGTCGTTGCGTTGTCGATGTTCTTGATGCGTCTGAAGGGAAATGCCCTGTTTCCCACATATTTACAGTAATTACTTGACTTAAGTCTGCTGTGCTTGTACTTGGAACAAGAGTTGTTTTACTTCCAAGTTTTTCAGGTACCCGCACGTCTTTCGCTGCTGTTATCATATCAGAGAATGAATATGTAAATTTCGGAATATAAACTTTGCATCCATCTGTATCTGTAGCATATCCTGCATTAACAGTGAGGGTTGAGCCAGATATAGATTTTGTAATTCCTGATCCGGTCGCAGTATTGATTGAAATTACATTTGTGATATTTCCAGCAGAAACTGTAACCCAGCCAAGGTGTCTAATGTTCTGAGCGTCAAATGAATAATGTGCCCCGGTTGAGCAGGTAAGAGAAGAAGTTGTCACTTCTGTTCCCGCCGATGCTACAGCATATACAGGCCATGTTCCTTCTTTTGGTACAGAAAGATTTTGCAATGATACTGTCATAGCAGAAACTGTTTTAATTCTTGAAGTTCTGTTACTTGAAATAGCCCAGCCTGCGGTTAAATACAAATCTGAGCCAAGTTGTGAAATAGCCATATCTTGTACCGGCTCTAAGTAGTTACTTGTAACGGTGAGTGATGTTCCAAGATTTAACACACCATTTGCTTTTCTTATTCTAAATAATGAATTTAATTCTGATGCTGAAAGACGTATTGTACCGTTTGTAGGTACATTATAATCCGCGTTACTTGCGGCATTTCCAAATACAACTGCGGTACCTGCACCGAGGTTTAAGGTTACTATGCCCTCGCTTGTTCTAGATAATTCTTTCCTTGCTACTTGATAATAAGTTTCTGTTATAGCTCCACCATCATAATAGTCATAACGATAGAATGTCATAGTACCTGAAATAGAATTATTGTTAGCAGGGTTAATGGTAAGTGTTAGCGGAAGTCCTTGTTCCCATCCTTGCTTTGTTGAGAAAATAAGTTCTCCATTTGAATAGGCAGTATTTACACTTTGCCCACTAGCATATATCGCTTTTACTTTTTGTCCGTTTATATATATTGGCATTTCATTACTCCAATACTAAAGCTAACTTAATTGCAGATTTTTGAGCTTCAGTTAAGTTGCTCCATTCTGTTTCAGTATATGTATTATATATAACGCCTATCTTACCATCTGCTGCAACAGAAATAGTATCTCCATCCGGTTTAACTTTCCCTGCTGTAGCTGTTGTAGCTATAGGAGTTGTTTCTGCTTGTTCTAAAAGGTTTTTTGAGGTGTTGTTTTTGTCTGTATAGATTAAAGAATTATTACCTATATCTAATTGTCCTCCGTCTAGAGGATACAAGACTATGTGTCCTGTTGTATTTAAAAAGGCTATACTTGAAGCATAGTTAACGTTACCCATTACAAGATGGCAGTCAGGAGCCCCACCAATATTTGATGAGAAACGAATGCCTCTTTTTACTACCTCTGCTCCTGAAGAAATATTGGACCCTATTCGTAGTTCATTACCTCCATAAGTACTGTTATAATCAACTCCGAATCTTAATAGTCCTCCGTCATTGTTGGCACCCATTCCAATATACCCTACGGGATTTGTAAGAGTACTTGTACATTCAAAAGATAACATATCATGGTATCCATCATTTGAGATTTTTTTCTTGCCAGTAATTGTTTGATCAGTATCTAATGTCACTGCATTCTCTACTGATCCTCCACCCCCGGTTGATGAGATTACATTATCCTCAGAAATCGTAATACCTGTTCCGGCGGTAAGTGTATCTTGTTTTGTTGCTCCTATAGAAGCTGCAGTTCCTTTAGCATCATAAAACTGATCCAGATATGCTTTATTTACATTATATTCGTTTGTGATTGAGCCATCATCATTTACTACTCGTACATTAGTTAACCCTGTTGATCCTGTTATAGCGGGTTCCTTACCCGCTAACTTACCATCAATTTCTGATTTAGTATAAGTGTCAAACTGTGCGGTTTCTTTTGCAACATCAGCCCAATACTTAGCAGAACCTTCCGGTCTTGATTCAATAGGATCTATAGCCCAAGACTTTGCAGTTGCAATTGCTTCAACACCAGCTGCTTCAACATCACTTACCGCTTCATTTTTAGCTGCAGTTGTAGCCGTTTCAATAGCAGTAATTGATTCTGTTGTTTTGTCGTCAATTGATTCAAGACCATCTGCTACTGCATCATGAACATCCAATAAAGTTTTCTTTGCATCTGCTACTGCATCATGAACATCCAATAAAGTTTTCTTTGCATCTTCTGCTGCAGCTGTTGCTATTCCTGCCTGTGTTGTAGCAATGGTAGCCTGAGCTTCTGCTTTATCTGCTTGTTCGGTAGCTTTCTCTATAATCTCATCGATGCTTGTATCTGTATTTGCTAAGTTTCCATCATCATCCCATTTTATTCCTTTTCCAGGGCTTGGAAGTGGGAAAGTGACTCCGTCTAATACAGAAGCATCTGTTCCCATTGGAAATTTAACAGCCCTCAAGATGCCGTCTTCTTGTTCTTGGTTCTGCATTGTAAGTTTATCAATAGCATCATTTATTTTTTCAGAATCAAATTTTGCTTCTTGAGGAAATTCAGCTTCATTATTTATTGGAGTGTCTCTAAATACAACAACTCTCACCCCTGTTGCGACAGGAGTAAGCATAGTTATGTTCTTACCAAGAACCGTATAATCTACGTTAATTTCTAAAGTATTATTTCCGCTAAGCATCTTTACATGCTCAGGCTCATCATATGAAAACGGAATTGGGATCGTTCCCCCTGCTGAGAAAGGGCCTATATATACGTATCTTGTTTGTTCAACTGGAATTGTCATATTTATTCTCCTTGGTTTTATTATATATTATGTTTCTTATAATTACAAGCGGTCCCAAATTGGCTGAGGATTTTCTTCCCAAGGAAGAACAAGTTGCCCTCTTCTCTCCCTGCCACGAAGCATATCATAATAATCTTCCGGGCCTCCCTTTATCCATAGGTCCATATAAGACCCTAATGCATACTGATAAATCGGAGCAATGATAGGGAAGTTTCTTATACCTGTCATCTTCGCTGCTTCCTGTACTACAGCTGCTCCAAATCCTGCAGGTTTATTCTCAACATCTGAAGATCTAAGAGGCCGTGTCAAAGAAGATATTGTTCTAACCAAATTTGATCCAGATGGAAATACGTGCAAGGCTATACCACCAGCACCTTGCCCTGTTCCATCCACTGCTTCCCAGAATGTATCGAGAGCTTCTCCACCTAAACCTAAAGGTCCTGTTAATCTTCTTCTAACTAAATCTAGGTTAGGTTTACCATCTTCTGTTATAGGTAATTCTATTCTACCTACCATAGCATCTACAGCTGTATCTACAACTGTCATAGCCAGTCCTATAGTTAAAAATCCTTTAAATAAACTATGCATCATTTCTTGTCTAAGTGCCCAATTGACCTTTACCATAGGATTAAACATATCAAGGACTGTTATACCACATTCTCCAGCAATAGAGTTTGCTATAATGCGACCATATGTGTTGTAAGCCATTGATGCCCCAAAAGATTTGAATTGGGTAAACATCTCAACAAGTGCTGCATATGTAGAACCTTTAGGTAACTTCAATCTCATAGCAGACATAGTTCTTTCAGAAGGAAGCGATACCATCTCATCCGCTGCTGAATCTATAAGAGTAACGCCTTTATTCCACAATTGACCCCTATAGTCATCTATCATTGTTTTATTTATATTTAATTCGCCTTTTTCTCTAAGCGTTTTAGTTATTATCTCATCTGGGATCTCTGATATTTTAAATGGGTTGTAAACAAGGAATTCACCAAGACCGTCTTGCACGGACCCAGAAACATCCATAACTGCTTGAGTGCGTAATAAGTTCCAGTCAGCTGCATCTAATCCTTCTCTATTAAGATATAATTGCATATTCTTTGGAAGTTTAGCGAAAGATGTCTTACTTGCTTTTCCTATAGACATCTGGATAGCCATGCCTGCAACTTGTTTATTTGAGTTTGTGATGTCTGAAATATGAGCACAACCATTAAACATAAAGTTAATTAAGTTATTAGACATATACTCATAATAATCTAGTGCTGAAGCATTTTCACTAGCTCTGGTTAAAGTTAATAAAGGATCATTTGTCCATTTTTGTAACAGGTTTTCTTGCTCTATTATACCTGCCGCATTTATAAGTCTGAACATTTCCGGATCATTCATAGCAAGTTTAATGGCTCTACCTGTAGTCGCTGCTGCTTCTATACGTCCATCAACCAAAGCATTATTTACTAAGTTCTGCCAGATTGTTCCATAGTCAGCGAAAGATTTAAGGCCCGCTTTCATAAGCATTGGTGAAGATAAAATATTCTGCGTAGCTTTGAGCCATCTTACAAAACCTGAAGGCGATAGTTCCTGCATACCGCATGCTTGTTCAATGAAGTCTAAAGTAGATCTTCGTTGTTCTTCAGTTATGGCAAAGCGGTTCCCAGGTTTATCAGGAGCTTTCTCTGTTGCAGTTAAAGATGTAGATATGTCGTGAAGTTTTTTAGAAAAATCTGAATCTTTAACCCTGATTGCTTCATACGCGTTCATTAGCTCTTGTGCCATCTCCATAGGTCTTGAACCAAATGTCTCTAAAACATATCTTGCCTTTAGGGCTCCATCAGCATTTCTTTGAACCGCTCTTCTAACATCTTCATAACCAAATATGTCAATAGCATGCATCTCAGAAGATGAATCTTTAAAAGAAATGCGTCTATCATAAGCATCTAAATAGGCTGCTTTCTTCCCTCTTCTTACTTGTCCTATATTATCAAAGCCTGCGAGATAGCTATATACCCATTTTGTTGTATCCGGGAAAGTAGAAAACTTTTTAGCTTCACCCAGAAATCTGTTTCTTATTGCGATAAGATCAGACACAGCATCTCTAAAGTTGCTATAGTCTCCAGCAAGAACATCATTCCAATCCCCCGTTAAAACAGCGTCCCTAACTTTGTTGTATCCGATTCTTGCTCTACCTTCTTTATTGAACATCTTGTCTAAATCGAAATCTCTAAAAGCCCACAGTGCTACTTTCCTATACACAGGGTCTTCTATTGAGAAGAAGCTATCTAAAACTTTTTGCCCTCTATTAAAAGTACCAGAAACAAAACTTTTAATTTCTTCAGGAGTAGAATATATTGTATCTCCATAACGCATTGTTCCGTCCGGTGCTAACTGTTCTATTAAAGTATTTACATTTAAATTTTCATTTAGATTCATTTGTTGACTAAGTTGATTTATTTCACCATCAGTTATAGCAGAGTCAGAGTATTTTAACTTCTGGGTTTCTATAAAATCCATAGGTGTAGAATAATTTGAACCATATTTATTCATACCTGCATTTAAAGTTGCTTCGTGCTTACTCAATACTTCAGCAATTCGTTGAGCATCAGAGTTGTTATTTCCGTCAACATCTCCATGTTTCAATTTTATAAATGCTTCTTGTATGGCTCTTTTATTATCTTTGTCTAAGAAGTAATCTTTTAAAGTAAGACCTGTTGCATCTTTAGATTCAATTGTGTTTAACTCATTTAATAAAGCATTTACATAAGCTACAGAACTTTTCTTAATGTTCTCAAGACTTCTGTTTGCTCCAGTAAAGTTATATATAGTTTGTGTAGCACCAGAAGTTAGTACTTCTGCGGCTATCTCAGGGTGGTTTAACATTAAATGCATCTTATTCGTCATAATGCGAATATCATTTAGAGCCTGGAGCTGTATTCTTGAAAGCTCAGCATCAAGGACTGAGTCTAATGCTTTTGTTAGTAGATTAGCATCTGATAAACGTTGTGCCTGTGCTACTTCCGGTTCAATGTTTTCTTTTGCAGGAGGTGCCTTTAATTCATCCAACTGACCTTTAATTTCTCTGTATTGTTCACGCAACTCTTGAGAGTATTGCCTTCCTCCCTCGGTCTTTTTGCCTCCTTTGTCATTTAATTTTAAGCCATTCTTAATCTCACTTAGTTTTGACTCTAACTCAGAAATTTTAGCAGTGTTGTCTATCACTTTTTCTGGTGCAGCTTCTTCAGGCTCTAATAAAGTCTTTAAAACTTTAGGATCTTCTTTTATTATTTCCATGAAAGAGTCGACTACTCTTTTAGTTACTTCACTGCTGTTTATGAAAACACTAAATTCCTGTTTTCCTAAAACACTTGATACTACTTCTGAAACCCTATGCTCTATATGAGCGAGAGGAGTTTTATTTCCTGATTCTGCATCAAATGCTACTTTACTAAAGCTTTCACCAAGGGAAGAATCTTGTCGTAATGAGTCCAGTACCGCATTTTTAACAGATACAAAGCCCTCAAGTTTTAAAGCGTCAATATCCTCTAACGCTTTATTGGCTGCCTTGTATATGCTGTAAGTATTACCTTCCCCACCAGAGAATTTTTCTAATCTATTGAAAGTGACTTTAAATTCCTCATTGGTTTTTAGATTTTCTATGCGGGTTCTTTGAATATTTAATTCTTTATTCCATTCCGTTGCTTCAATGTCCATCTTTTTAAGATCGTCGAAGTTTTTAATAGGAGTTCCGAGAATACGATTTAAATCTGTATCTTCTACAAAAATCCCTTTATTTACTCCTTCTAAAAAGTTCTCAACTCTTTGGGCATCCATTGAAGAAAGCATTTCATCCATTCCAGCAAGCTCTGCGTTATTAGCAGCGCCTTCATCTAATTGTTCTAATAAAGAAGACAATCCGTTTCTTGACTTTTTACCGGAAGCATCTTTGAAATCGTATATTGTACCTTTTTCTCTTTTTTCAGATATAACATAGCGATCCGCAAAAGCTTGAGCTTCACTCATTACATCTTCGTACTCAGTTAATCTAGAGCTTTCTGGTATTTCACCTGTTGACTTTTTATAATTAAAATCGGAAAGAGCATCATCGAAAGTACTTTTCCCATCTCCTAATTTGTATTTTAGATATGCATCTTTTAATAACTCTTCTAGATTAAGAAGAGCCTCTGTAGAATATGGTATAGGCTGTTTTTTATCTCTGGCTTCTGTATTAGCATCCCACATACGTTTATATTCTGTATCTATTCTTTTTAGTTCATCTGCGAAATCCTGATACCTGAAATAAAAATTATAGAAATCATTTAGAGCTTGTTCGTTACCTAGAACAGAGCCTTTATATATGTTCCGTAATTGATCAAGAGCTTCTCTATCGGATAAAGCTGACACTTGATACAGACCTAAAAGTCCAGATTCACCATTTACTCTTACTTTATAAATACCATCTGAAGTAACTTCTCTTAAAATATTATTCCCAAATACGTCTTCTGCATTATCTGTATTTAATTTAACAAGTACATTATCAAAATCAAAATGAGAGAAGATAGTACGTCCCATAGGAAGATCTGATATTCTAGGAAGCTGCCCCTGAGACAATAACTTTGAAGTAAGTGCTAAACGTGCAGTAATCGTTTCATTATCTATATTTGTTCTCTGTAAATAATCAACATTATTTTTTATAAGCGGATGTTGCTGTTTTACTCCTTTTTGCAATTCTATCACGGTGTTCTTCATTTCTTTTAGAGCTTTAATTGTGGAGTCAGCTTTATCTATAGGAATCTCACCCATTGCTCTTTTAGCCTGTATTTCACTTATAGCTTCATCCATTTTCCTTATAGATATTTCTGCAGGGTAAATCCCAAGAGCTTTACCTGTTGCTCTCATAGCTCCTGGTAATACTGTACCCAAAGCACCAGCTGAAAGTATCTCAATAAGAGCATCTTTACCGGTGTATAAATCTGTACCTATTTCATCTGAATTATATTTTTTAAATGTAACAAGGGGAATATCTCCACCCATAAATGTAAGAACATCTAATCCTGTTTTTTCTGTTGCGGTTAAATTTCCATATTTCAGATTTGATACATTTTCTAATAATTTAGCCGAAGTAATTAAACGCTCAGAGGCTTGTCTTGCCTGTGGCCCTCTTAAAGCCTGCGAATATCTTGATAAACTGTATGCTCTTAAGCCTGTATTCTCAGCAGAGGTGGCAGACTCCATAACCGCTGCTGCTGTTCTAGCACGATTCACTGAACCAATAGATTCCAGAACAGCTTGAGTCTTCATAGCATTCTTAGTCATACCTGCTGCCTTTGCTGCTGTACCCACCATAAGTTCCGGAGCCAAGGCAAGGGCTGCTGTTGCTGCTGCATCTAGGGGTGTTCCTGCAAAACCTGCTACCATTCCTGCACCAAATATCTGAGCCTTCTGTAAAAAAGTAGGGTCATACGTTTCGGCATATCTTGCCATATTTTCATTGGTCTGTTTTTTACTCAACTCTTTTTCTATACGCTGTAAGGCTGCGGATTTTTTTACTTCTGCAGTGTTCCATTTTAAATCTAAACCCATAGCTTTTGCCATTTGTTCCGCCTGAGAGGTAGTGATTATTTCCGTATCCACAATACGATTTAACCAGTCTTTATACGCAGCCCCAAGACCAGACTCTTTTACGTTGTCAACAGTGGTCATAACTCTTTGCTTTTGTACAAAAGTTCTATCCACCATACTTTCACCAACGTTAGCCGGACCTGTTATTGCATCGGGATCATACCACTTATCCACCAAAGAAGTTGCATTCTTGTATCCCTGACTTCTTAATGGCAAAGTAATTCTATTAAACTCGTCGAGATCTTGAGTTGCTTTTACTCCTCCACTCATAGTTTGTGCTGATCTTGCATTTTCTATGTTCTGAATCTGTGCTCTAATTGCTGGATATTTCGCTAACGGATCCGGATCATTTAGCGAAGATATAACTGACTGCATTTCTAAAGCATCACCTTCAGGTAATTTGTTTATAGAAAGAGCATTTACAAGTGGTTCTGCATTGCTATCATAATATTGTGTTGAGTACATTAACGATCCTTCCTATGCTATGGTAAAAGGTTTTAACCATTTATCTAAGTCAGATGGATGATTATCAATTTCCCATTCTCCATTTTGATATTTTTCAAGTCCATCTTTTCTTTTCATAGCTATTATATCATTTAAAGTTTTTCCTGTCACGGTAGGTTTATTATTCTTTGCACTTATGAACTTAAATGTTGTACCTGGGAATATAGAAGCCATAGCCATTATACGAGCATTAAATCTATTAGATTCTTTAAATATATCTCCAGCTTGAGCGAGCCTTGAAACAATAGATGCCTGCACGTTCCAGTCATCATCTGCTTTAATATCCACCCCAAGAGTCCTTCCTACAGCTTTTGCATCAGCTTCAGAAAGCTGATAGCCCGGAAGAAGATTATCATAGATGTAACGAGCATCACTAAGCGTAACACCGTAATAACCCATGTCTCTAGCCTTTTTAACACTGTCTTGAGTTACTTGCCCTTTATAAAACAATTCATCTGCTTGAAGAGCAAGTTTTGTGTCATCATCCATTTTACCTAAATATTTTCCATTTCTATCTTTATGTGTAATAGGATCGACGGGAGTTCCTGAGAAGAAGTCTCCATTCTTACATTTTACTCTCTTTTCAAAGTGAATATGAGGACCGTCAGAGTGACCGGAATTTCCTGAAAGACCGAGTTGAAGGTCATTCGCTCTTACCTGTTTTCCTACTAGATTCTTATTTACTGAATTAAGGTGACCATATAACCACATAACTCCGTTTGGAGATTCTACTATTACACAGTTTCCAAAGCCATCTTTCCATCCTGCAAAAGTTACTTTTCCAGCCATAGCTGCTCTTACAGGAGTATTCATAGCTACAGCAACATCTATACCATTATGCCATTTTCCCTTTCTCCAACCAAAGCCGGAAGTAATAATTCCTGAGCCACTCGGAGCATTTGAAGAATAATCGTAAAGTGGCCATTTAGTAACTCCAACAGTATATGTACCTGGTTTGTCCATAGACTTATGATATACAGACATTGTGTTTTTATTTGACATATCTGCCATAGCAAATTTAACAAAATCAGGAGCACAGTTATATTGAGATATTGATGCCTTCACAAGTTTAGTAGCTTCAGCCCTTGACATACCTCCACCATAAGGAGACATAAGTTCTCTTATTCTCTGTTCTTCCATTTCTGGTGTTATCTTTTCTTTTGATTCAGAATTTGCTAATAAATTTGCAAGTCCTACATTCTCACCTAATACACTATCTACATTGCCTCTTCTAGGGTCTTTCATGTATCTAAGGAAAGCTCTTTGCGTTTCTTCTTTTCCCATATGCCCAAGCAATTTTTGAGCATACATTTCTACCTTTCCTGTTGTCCATGCACCCTTGTTATCTTTATTAAAGAAATTAAATTTCCTTTGAACTTCTCTGTTACTTGCAATATCAGTGAAAGAAGCAACATTTATAGCCCCTGTTACAATTCCGGATTTATACTCTAGTGCTTTCTGACCAGGGTTTCCTTCTGTTGTCTGGACAACCGTAAAAGGGACTTTGCCACTTGGAGTAGGGTACATTAGCTTGTTACCTGATCCAAGAGTTATTTCACCTTTTTTACTGTCCGGGTCTGGAGTAAATTTGGCGTTTTTATCGAAGGTATAGTTTTTTATTCTATTATCAAACTCTTTTGCATATCCTGCATAACCTGCTTGTGTATTAATACCGTTAGTTCCATCCGGAGTTGAATATCCTGTTGAGAATTTGTATAAGCCATTTGAGTCAAAGTTTGCCTTTATTACAGACTCAAAATCGCCTAAATCAAAAGTTCCTGTAGCCCCAGCCTGTCCCTTCATTCTAGAAGCAGCCATACTTGCGGCAAGTAAACCTAAGGATTCTCTATACTTATTATCTACTTTATATTTATTCAAGATATTATACACTGAAGATTGGAAGTTCTTATCTGTCAAGTGATCGATCTTAAGCAATTCCGGATTCTTCCTAGCTAAGTCACTTATATTATTTAAAGTAGGACTTACTAAAGCTGGCATACTGCTATCTTCAGATTTGTAGGCAATCAAATCAGTGTATTTTTTCATTTCTGAATTTTCTAGAAAAGCATATCCCATAGCTTTATTTAAGAAATACTTTTCGTCTCTTGAAGCTGTGGCATAATTACCACTCATAAACACATCTGCTGTACCTATGTTATTCATCACCACGCCCGCAGCAAGAGCATACTGTTCTCTTTCTGCTGATGTTCCTAATTTACTATAATTTACATAAAACTCTTTTAAGGCGTCTTGAGATGCTAGAGCGTTGTTATAGATCCCAGTAGATCCGTTAGTAAATTCTTGTACTGTACGGATTTGATTTCCTGCATTTCTGCATTCATCTAATCTAATAGATACAGTACCTTTTTCTTTATTAACTACTAATAAATTATTAGGAGTAATAGCATCTTTAACTTGTTGCATACCTCTAGAGTATTCAGGAGTATTACGGGCAAAAGCAGCCCCGTTTCCTTCCATAAGTCCATTTACTTGTCCACGGAATGCTTTTATCTGTTCCACTAAAATAGCTTTTTTAATTAACTGTTCTGAATCTCCGTTTATTGCTAAACTTTTCATATATTCAGCAGGAACATTAAAATTAGCACTTACCACTCCATCATTGTTAAATATAAGTTCAGGTATTTCATCCGGGATATATTCATTATTACGTATATACTTTGTTTCAATTGTGTCTATTAAATCCAGTAGTGCTTTAGACGGGCCTTTCCCAGGAGTAAGCTCCCCACTTCCTTGAGCATATTCCAGTAATTTATATATTTGTCTTGGGCCATAGCTATAAATAACTTGATCTTTAAACTGTCTTGCTCTTTGTAGTTTTACTGTATCGGAGTCACTGTTAGCTAAGACATACTTATATGTTTCATAAGAAGATCTAAAGTCCTTTTCATACTGTTCATCAGATGTACTATAAAGAGCAACGTTATTAGCATAGTTTCCTTTTTTTATATTCTCTACACCATAAGTCTGATCAAAAGCATCCATAGTTAAAGCAGGAAGAGCTCCTAACTTATTCTTTTTAATGTCATTTATCGCAGTAGCTATAGTTCTGTTTGTTACTTCATCAAAAGCTGTATTCCAAGTTTCTTCTATTACCTGAATTGTACCATCCGGATTACGCATACTATCTACTATTCCAGATTTTAAAAGAATCTGTCCTGCTTCTGTTTTCTGGAGTTCTTCGTCAGTTACGTTTAATACTTTAGCATTTGTTCCATAGAATTTTTGGAAATATTCGATACCGTAATTTTCAATCATAACTTTGTCAGCATTATTTAAAACACGATATCCGGTAAAGGTTTTAAGATTATACTTAGTACCTAATTCTACCAACTGAGCAATAGTTTGATCTGCAGTACTTAGACCTGCTTTAAAGTTGCTAACCATTCCTGCAACCATAGTTCTTGCAGCTGCATTGTAATAAGTATTATTATTTTTAACATCCTCATAGTCTTTTATGTAAGTACTATCCATCATATTGCGGTAAGTACTATATGTTACAACCCTATTAAAATCATCCGTTGTACATTTTTGATTATTTACAGTAGATGTAATAGCAGACATATAAGAAGCTTCTTGATTATAAGAATGAATATCTGCGTCTTTTTTAAGGTCAGAACTTACTGCCGAATTTATATTATCTTCATAATATTTTTGTGCCCAACCTCTTATTTGGTCTGCGGCAAAATAGTTTCCTTTTTGATACATTCTTGAGACATCTTTTTCTATATTATTCATGAAGTTATCTAAGATGTCTTGTCTATGTACCTCTGTATAATCTGATTTGTTCAGCTCATCAGATAAGGCTGTCTGTCTCTTATTTATATAATCATTAGTAAAACTTTTTGCACGATATTCGAGTGCCAAAGTGTTTTTAAAAGTACGGAGCTGTTCTTCTGCCTCATAATCAATATTTTCTAACCTAAAGTCTCGGTCATATCCAGCTCTTCTTCCTTCATGAACAGCACTTGATGTCTGTGCTAGGTATAATCCAATTTCTGGATTTAAGAAAAAACCCTTCTTTTGTTCTTGAGCTCCAATAGAAGAAGTAAGATCTAGAGGATGCCTTTCGGTTAAGTTAATATTCTCATTAGGCAGAGTGTCTTGTACTGCTTCATCTGTGAATGCTCTTCTCTCTTTTGCCATTTTATCTTACTCCTTTTTTAGTCGGTTTTATTAAATCGTAGTCATATGTACTTAACTCTGTGCTACCAGGATAAGTTCCCCATTTAATATTGCTTTCTATTTTTAAGCTATCTGATAAGGATTCTGGAGAGTATCCTGTATCTATTAGTACAGAAGAAACTCCTTCTTCTGCTGAAGGACCTATAACTTCTGGAACTGAATATTTCAAAGCATTTAAACTTCTTTCTGTTTCATATTTCTGAGATATACCGTACCTAGATACTTCATTATTATATCCTTGTTTTATATCAGAAACAATGTCACTTGTTGCCAAAGCAAGACCTTTTACAAAATTAGATAAATACTCTCCTCTTTGCTTATATGCGTGCTGCATAGCTTGTCCCGCAACATTATATGCCTGAATGAATCCATCTCTTTTAGCATTATCTACAGCATATAGAGTATCTAATGATTGAGTAAATTCTTCTCTTGTATCATACTTTCTGTTGGCCATTAACTTATCTAAGAATGAGCCCGAAATAGAACCTGCTCCTGCTCCAGCTATAGCTAATTCATTCGTACCTTCTGTAATAGCATGTTTTGCCTTTAGATTAGCAAGTGCGATATCCCCTTTAATCTGGAGACGTCTTGCTTGTTCAGCGGCATTTTCTATCATATATTTTTCTTGCTCTGCGTACATATTATATATCTTGTTAGAAGAAAACGCATTAAATAGACTTGTAATACCGGATAGAGCTAAAGTAATACCAGCGTTGGCCCAACTAGCTCTAGATACATGATCCGACCAAGCAGATGGTTCATAAGATGTGTCTTTAGGTCTAAGTGTTGGGAGAGTTTCCGGTACAGGGGCCATTATATTTTCTCTTGATCTTAGTCCTAAAAAGTTATTAGAAGTAAGCATTGGATCTGATGCTGTTCCCCAAGAATTTATCCAAGCCTGCTCTGTGGTAGAAGATATAGGCCCTAGTCCTCCCTCATATGCACGAAGTTGTTCTGCACTTGGAAATGTGTAACCTTCTGCTGATACGTATGCCATTATTTCCTCCACAACCTTTCGTAGATTACCTGATCTCCACCATCCATTCCTGCTTGTCTTCTATACCCTATAGGTTCAAATCCAAAGAATTTAGCAAGTCTATTGGCTTTTTCGTCTGTAGCTGAAACGTAAGCTTCAAATCTTCTCACGTCTTTTCCTACAAATTTTTCTACATAATCATACAAACATCTTATCACACTAAACCTATGCTTGTCTATACCTTCTCCAGCATACACCATTGCATAATATGTTCCGGTACCTGAGCTCTGCATTCCATATATCAAGATAGGTTTATCCTTATAAAACAAAGTAAATATAGGTAATTCAAACATCCAGGATGTTTGAACCTCCTTGTGTTCATACATAAACTTTATTTCTGCTTCTTGTTCTTTTCTTGAATCGAAGTTTTCAAAATGTTCAACTCTAAACTTTTCAACTCTATAATGCATTTATCTCTACCCCTGCAAATATCCCACCAACTGTGCAAGGCATACCTGGTTCACTCTCAAATATTAGAGTATAACTCATATCAAAGTTAGTCCAAGCTGTCATAATGTCATGTTCTTCCTGTCCTGATACAGGCTCTGGAGCTGTATCCATATTCGATATAGGACTAAAGGTAAGAAGCTGTGTAGTTAATCCTCTGCTTTGCTGTTTTACTGTTAGACCTAATGTTCTTAGCAAGTACAGCATCAGCCTATGAATACGAACTCTTCCCATTTTAACTGATATTTGTCTATCCCCAAAATCACGTTCAAGTGTTTCAAAATATGCTTTGTATGGAAGTCCTATCCATCCGTCTTTAATTGGATACTGTAATTCTACAGCACCGTTACTTACAGTTACATCTTCATGCAGAGCACCTTCATCAAGTACTCTCACAGTTTGTCCTTCTAAATGTCCTAATCCTGTTATCTGTGTAATTGCGGGACCTGAGTATCTCATAGCGGAATCTAAAAAAGGTATATCTTTAATTGGAGTTTTCTTTGAGTATTCTTTTGATAAAATCTCCATATATCTTCTTGTAGTTCCATTTATTTTTCTTTCTACAAGCAGGATGAGCATATCTTGCTTGAATGTTGCAGAAGGCACAGAAACAATATCAACTACCTTTGCATTATCACCTGCAATCTCTACTCTAGTCCAAGCAGTGACGTCTTGTTCTTTATCATATGTTACAGCAAGGAGGGTACCATCTTCTAACAATGTCCATATAATAGCGTTTGGTTCTCTTTGGTATACTATCTTTTTCATTCCTGGTATTGTTAACGATTCAGATAATACAGACAATTCAGGGCCAACATAAGCATCGCGGGTATAGTCATAAGCAACGGAACGGAGAGTTCTTTGTAGACGCTGTATAAATATAAGAGTATCATCAGTAATAACAGGTAAAGCGTCATGAACGCCATAAGTTGATTCTTTTCTTACAACACAATCTCCAGGTGCCAATCCTGCACCGGCTGAATACATACGCATTTCATATAGCTCTGTTCCAATAAGCAATGAACCTAAGGATGCCATCCAACGTACAGGAGCGATTTTATCTGTTGCCATGTTGTAATAAATAGCATTAGAGTCTTTTACGTTGCCACTATAATCACTTGGTGAAAAATTGTGATAGTTAAAACTATTAGTCATCCATAACCAAGGATAATCAGTAGTACCTTGCCATACAACTCTTTGCTCATGAATAGTTACAAGAGAAGGCCAGTTTGTACCATACCAGGCACCAAGTCTAAAATCTGTTGTATCAGTTGTGGCCCAAGCCTTTTGCTTCATGTTTATAGTAGCATGAGTAGAATCTGTTACAGCAGTAATTACACCCCATCCCCATCTGTCTTCAAGAGTGCTTTCTTCAGGATGGTTAATACGTACGTGTCTCCCTACGTCTAGCCGAGTAAGATTAAATCCGGTTACCGTAAGTGTAGCACTTCCTACATTAGTTGTACTTACTTTTACTTTTTTAGTTTGGTCATAGTTTTGATCTTGATAAGGTCCGTCTTCAAATGTATAATCTACAAACTGCCAATTATTGTTAGCAAAACGCCTTAGCTCTCTTGGTCTATGATTTCCTGACGGATCTGCAATATACATAACATTTAAAGATTGAGCGTATGATAAAGTTTCAATCTCGTCTGCTGTGTAAGGAGAGACTATTTCATACTGCTTTGTAGCATCTGTAGGATCAGCAATGGGCCCAAAGTTTTCACCATCAAAAGTATAAAATCTAATTTTATTATCTAAAAATTCTAAGACAAGAGACTGCCTTAGGCTGAGAACAAAAGGAATAAGATTTACTTTCTTGCCTACATTTCCTGAATTCCACTTATATAGCGTACCTACCCTTTTAGAGATAGGGCCGTATTTTGAAGCATAGAAATTAAGAGCATCAGCGACTCCTGATGGATATTGTTTCAAATCATCACGAGCTCTAAGCTTTTCAGTTATTATACCGAAATTAAATGATGTTTGTTTATCAACCAGTTTAACCATTATTTCTCCATTTCTTCAGACATATCTACACGAAGATGTCTATCTATATGCCTATTAAAACGAACCCCTATTACTTCTCCTTCAGGTCTGATTATGTTTCTATCTAAAGCATTTCTTGAAATAGCTTTTTTTAATTTTTTATTTGCAACTTGTTCCAAGTATTGACCTAGAGAGGCAGAAGCTGGAATAGCATAAGCAAGTTCTGCAGCAAGTTGAGCAGAAAATGCTGAAGCAAGGAACGGATCAAATTTAGCCGAATCAATTAAACCTGTATATTTGATCCAAACCGTTTCAGCATTGGATAATAGAGTATCACCATCTATGTCAAAAATAGATTCTTTTGGTCCTGCATACCAGTTATAGTAGGCATTCAGATCTATGTACGTTTCTCCGTTATCTATAGAAATCTGTTGTATATGTAGGCATTCAGGATCTTTTGGAAGTTGATAAGTATATTCATATCCTCTTGTACGTGGTACGTCCAACTTAGCAAGCTGTTGGGTTACCCTTGCACAATTCCAATCTGTCTCCATTAAAATGGTTCTTTGGACTATCGGATATTTTTGACGCACAAGTATTGAAGTAGAAGTAGCGTTATCTTTGTCCAAGTTTACTATAGGCTGTTCGCCAAGTGTTGCAAGAGCGTCATTTACTATCTCAATTAGTCCAATAGCCATCTTAATTCTCCAATTAAGCTAACACTTTTTTCTCTAAGTTATTATTAGTAAGTGTAGCAACTGTTACAGTTTTACCGATTTTGTCAACATCCATTACAATGAATTCTAAAAGATGTGTAAGTTTTTTGTCAACGTCAAATCTAAATACTCTAATAGTATCCCCAACATTCAAGAATGAAAAAGCTGAATTAAAGAATCCTGGTCTCATTACTTGAGTGTAGGTTTCATGTTCTGCTTTATATGTATAAATGCAAAACTCTGCAACACTATTAGGAATAGTTGTGAAGTTCTTAATATTAGCTACTGCTTCTATTTCGCTAATTACTTCAGGTGATTCATCTACTGGCATAAATTTCCTCCTTTAAACTAAACAGGTTACAATAAACCTGAGTTCATTATAACCTGTTTTATATTTTTTTGCAAGTTATTTGCTTACGCTTCAGCTAAAGCTGTAGCAACTGTGATAGTTCCTTCTGTAGGAGCTACAGCAGTTACTTTCAACATGCCTGCTTTATCTTTTGCGTTAACGATGATAACATCACCTTTTCTAACTGAACCAGATAAATCTTTGCTATCGAAGTATTTAGCTGCTGTAACTTGAGCAAAAGTGTCATCAGCTGTTACATACATATAGATTGCATTTGTTGCTCTAGCTACAGGTGCAAATAATTTAATATCTACTGCCATGTTAATTCTCCTTTTTTTATTTGATAGGGGCTATTATGCCCCCACCAATTATGCGTGTGTTACTTCAATTTTCAATACGCCAGTGTCGTCAATAAGAACAGCACCTAATTTGCGTCTCATGTAGTAAAGAACTGTATCATCTTCAGTTTCAATTACACGAGTTTTATCTACACCGCCTAATGCCAAACCTACGCAAGATTTAACAAAAGCGTTACAGATATTTTTGTTATTACCACCTGAAGGAATATCAGGATCAACTCTCCATACCATATCCATCCAGTAACGTCCTGTTTCTGCTTCTGAGAATAAGTAAGGAAGTTTAGAATAGCCAACAACATCTGCTTTGTAGAATTGGTCAATAGACATTAAGTCATCCCATTCTTCTACACCTAAGTTGATGATAGGCATTTCTTTGTTTCTGAAGATGTGGTTCTTTTGGAACCAAGCCCAGATTGATTTTGCCACATCGAGAGTGAAACCATTGTTTGCTGTGATTGTGTTAGATGTTGAATTGATTGCATCTAAAATCATTGAGTCAACTTTTTGGTTCATTGATGCCATTGCGTTATCAGTGATAACTAACATTCCATTAGCTGATGTTGAAGATACTTCTTGTTCATCAATTTCGTCACCTGCATAGAAAGTTTCCAAATCGCAAGGTACTCTGTCTAAAGAGCCGCCGTTACGAGGAATCTTACCGAATCTTGCTTTTTTACCTGCAGGAGTTCCGGCATGAGAACGGTTGAAGTATGTTCTATCACCTACTGGAACAGGTCTAGTTGTTACCAAGTTTGAGTAGATTGCATCTCTTTTTTGGTAGCATAGTTTAATTTCTGAAGAAAACTGTTCTTCCACTAAAGGTAATAAAATCATTTTACAACTCCTCTTTTGTTTAAAAATGTGTTACTTACTGTCTCTAAACTAAATTTGCCTCCCGGTTTTAGTAAAGAAGTTGTGATTCGAAGCTGTGACTCTCAGGTCTCTTTCGAGGTTACCCGTGAAACTTCGCCGCCCCAGCATTTTGAGATTGTTTAAGTTGAACGATTTGTTTGTTGAGAGCTAATACTTGTTCGCGATTCTTAGTATAATCCTCACCCATTAACTTATCTCTTTTTTCCTGAAGCGTTTGCAATGTTTGTGGTACGTTCTCTACAGCATTGCCTTCTATGAACACTGTATCACCTGTCATCATTTTTGTCAACTTCAAATGAGCTTCCAAAAATTCTGGGTCTCTAAATAGACCTGCGTTTTGCATTCTAGTTAAAGTTGATTCAGGATACAGCTTTTTCACTTTTTCTGTAATAGCATTTATATTTGAATTATATTGTTGTCCCCAAGCTGCTTTCAATTTACCTTCTGCATCTTTCAATTCCTGTGCAGCCTTATCTGCTAGGGATTTATTGTAGTTGATATAGTTTTCATTGTTAATATCCAAATATGCAGAAGCAAGAGCTTTATACTGATCTGCAGTAAGATTAGCTTTATCTGCAATATCTTGAAATACTGAAAAGTCAAATGAGTCTTGGTTATAGACATAATTTTCCTTTGCTGGTTTGTACTCAAATTTATAATCTGTTTTATCTTGAGGTTTACCTAACTTGCTATAAAATGCAGCTACATCTTCTGGTGTAGATGTTGCATCAGGTAAACGAACAGATTTTGAAATAGTCTGTTGAGCGTTAATATAATTCTTGTATAAATCAGATACATCTTTAATATTATTCCATTCAGATCTGTCTTTTAAATCTTCCGGAATAAAATCTTTCCAATTCGTTTTAAAATCTTCACCACTACCTTTACCAGGATCACCGGAACCAGTAGGATCAGAATTAGTCCCGCTGCCAGTACCTCCGGTAGGATGATTAGGATCATTAGTAGGATTAGGATTAAGATTGCTAGGGTCGCCATTTTGTGTTCCTCCCATTTGTAGTAAACCTTGTCCATTAGTAGTCATCTGTATTTCCTCCTTTATTTATTAGTTTTTCTATCTCAGATAGCGTATCTTTAGATACTCTGGCTGCCATCGTCAATATGTAGTCTATTACTTCCCTATGCCCTGCTTGCTTAGCTAGGAGAATAGGGTCATTAGTTGGTTTCGGTCCATAGTATCCGAAACGGGTAATTAAATCCTCAATTACTTTTGACCCTCTATCTCTAGTATTTATGGAATTAAACAACGAAACATATGCCTTCTTAGCGTCAGGGTTAATACCTTTTAACTTATAATAATAGTCAGCAAAATTCATTACATGCCTCCCATATTCTGCATTTGAGCTTGAAGCATTTGAGCTTGAGACATATCACGAGCTGCTCCAGCTCCAGCTTGAGCCGTTTGTGCTTGTTGTTGAGCTAACATAGCTTGCTGAGCTTGTTGCATTTGAGCTTGTTGTGCTTGACGTTTCTGTTCCATTTCTTCAGGAGAGAATAAAATTCCTGAAGGAGCTCCAAGAAGTTCTGTATATAATCTTACAGTCTCATCCATATTTACAGCATCCATAGAACCAAGTTGTGCACCTTGAGCTGCAAATGCTATAACTCTTTCAATTGCTGAGATCTTAAAATGTTGCTGTGCTTTAGCTAATGGGCTTTCATATACAATATGTAATTTAACAGCACCTACTTTAATAGCTTCTTCAAGAATAGGAGGCATGTCCGGAAGGATTCCTCCTCTTCTTTGAAGAATAGCAAACACCCTCATAACAAGAGGCTTGAGACAATCTTTTTCTATACCTCCTTGCCAAGGAGACATAAGCTTCAACTGTAATAGTTGTTCTTGCATTGCTTGATAAGTATTATCTTTATTATTTTGCTCAATAAGGTCAATCAACAATCCTTGACGCACCTGGTCACGTGCATCCTTTATTGTCTCAGTGTTAATCTGGAAATTACCTATTGTATGCATAGGTTCAGCTCTGAACTGTGCGTCAGGCTCATGATAGTTTAACGCAGCAGGTTTTAGTGATAGCGGGTTCACGTACGTATCTAAAGGAACGTTCATTGATGGCTGTAATGCCAAATCTCCTGCTGATAGTTTTTGTTTAACGAGTTTATTTAAGGATTTAACTGTATGACGCACGTTCATCGCCGGAGAAAAACCATATATAAATCCTGCAGGTACATTGATACGGGCCACAGCATATGGCATTTCTTCAAAGCCTGATTCATATAAAATTTCTTTTGATTGTAAATCCACCCAAATTGACGCAAATGGCATATTCTTAGCATCAGGCATGGTTATATCTCTTACATATCTAGGAAACACAGCATGTAAAATAACACGTTCTTTCATCGGGTCTTTAAAGGCTACGTTCTTTATTTCTTCCGGTACGTGTCCTTTTATACCGAACTCTTGTATTACTTGCTCATTTGTCATAACAAGGGTACGATAAACTTCTCCAACTCCACCATTTACATTATTTAGTACATATAAGTCTTTCAATGCGATAGGCTGAATGTTGATTACCGCGTCTGATGGATCTTCTATTACAAATAATCCTGATGTTGAAAATGCTAATACTTCCTGAGCTAGAGCATGCCAGCCTGCTTGAGCATTTCCGTTTATATAGCGAGCCACGGTCTCTGCTGACTGGTCAAGATATTGACGTACATCTCTTCTGCGTAATAGTTGATCTACTGAAAATTGTTTATATTTGTCTTTTTTTCCTGTTGTAGAAAGAACAGAAAAGCTAAACCACTGTGTTGCAGGGTTAGCTGTGTAAGAGTAAAATGCTGATGCTGCCTTAACAAGAGCATTTGTAGCAGTATCATCGTATTTACCAGGGTGTGTATCAAACGTAACTATAGAGCCATTATTTGCGTCAAGATCGTAAAAACCTCCACGTGCAGGAAGAACAAGATCTGCGACCTCCTGCCAGATCGTTAAGAACTGAGCTCTTTTATTTTTAGCTGTCTCAAATCTTTTGATAACACCTATAGCCTTATCTGTACTATAGATACGATCTTTCCACTCTCTATTGTCCATTATCCTAATTTACTCCCCAATGATAACAAAGAACCTGCTGCAAGAGTTGTATCCTCTTGAAATCCAAATGCACCAAATTCATTGCCTGCTGACATAGCTTTACCGTATGCATCTTGCAAAGATTTTTTATTTTTCATTTTTTCTAAATCTGTAGCACCTTTTTTGGCATTATTTTGTATTTCCTCTGTTTGTGTTTGAACAGGTGGTGTATATGCCTGCTGTTTTTTTCCTCCAAATAATCCGCCCATCTTATTCTCCTTATGCGAACATTGATTGTACACTCATTGGTTGTAATGTCTCACCTAGAAGTGTAGCACCTCCTCCAATGTCTTCTTCATCATCCCAGCTGCCTGATAGGATGTTATCCAACTGAGTATTTCCTTGAAGAAGTGACGCACCATAGGCACGGTTACGTTGATTGGATTCATCTGTAAGTCTTTTTTCTTCAGCATCTGCAGCTGCCTGCTGGTCAGCCAATTGCTTCTGATATTCAGCCTGACGCTTAGCAGCTTTATCTGCTTGACGATTAGACATAACTGTAGATGCTATGGTAGCTCCTGCTCCAATAACTGTTCCGATTAAACCTAAGAAAGGTACAACTGGTGCCATATTCATCTCCTATGTATATACATCTGATTACAATATAACATTGTTTTATAAATTTCGCAAGTGCTTTTAAATTTAGTAGTCATATAAGTTATAATCTACTAATGCAAACTGCTCCACAGCTCGTCTCTTAATTCGTCCTCTAGGCTTCTCTTCGTCATTTTTATCCAGTTTTTTGATGCGTTCTTCAAGTGGGTCATATTCGTGAAGAGCTGTATCTTCCACTTTGCGGTCCAGCCCTTTATCGATAAATGTGACAATCGCCTGTGCCAAATAACGGAAGCCATCCGCTCCATGAGAAGACCAGTCGTGACAAGGTTTCTCCTCATACATTTGTTTTGTTTCATTCCACTCCTTATGATATTCTTTTAAGGCTCTTACACCTTCGTTTGTACGTGTTAGGTCGAAGTGTACATTTATTAAAAGGCGACGTACAAGGTCAATACCTGACTGTACATCGGTACGCGGTACAAGTTTAAATTTTATGCCGTGCTGTTTTGCTACAGATCTACGTGTAACACCAATAGAAATATCTGTTTGGTCCAAATCGTGAGGACCAAAATGTGTTTTATATTCGTAGTTTTCATGATGCTGATACAATGACATCGTTTTAGACACCATATCATCGGACCAGCCACATTGCTCTCTTAATTGGTCCCATTTACCCTGCACTATATAACAACACTCAATCAGAGATCTGCCTACGAATTCATTATATTCTATTACTTTAATTTTCTTCTTATCGATCTGGAAGTACCATATAGCCATCGCATCAGAAAAACCAATATCCCAAGCAGTATATACTGGTGCTTTAGGGTCGAACATGGATAAGTCTTTAACAGCTCTTCCTTCCTTCTCAAGCTTCGACATAGCTTCTGTATAGTATGAACCCACCATACCTGCTTCGAATGAGCAATAGTACTCTTGTTGTATGATTTCTTCAGGGACATTAAGATCTCTTTGTTCTTGAATCGTTTCAGGTGAAACGACTGGGACCATGATAGGGCGACCATTTTCGCCGATGATAGGTTGTTCTTCTTTATCCAGTAGTGGTTTTCTCGTGTCATCCACTGTAAGCACCTGCACAAAGTATTTAGCTCCCTTATTGTTAGCAGCATCAACCATAGATTTAAATAAATCGAAAGCATGATTACGTCCCCTTGGTGTTGTTATAAAATTAGCCCATCCTTCGTTTTCTGCAAGGATAGGTGATAAGTAGTCCCAAACTGATGGCTTCATCAAAGCAAACTCAGATAAGTTAACCCCTACAGGGTTTGAACCCATCAAGGAGTCAATACGGTCAGCCCCTACTAATTGAATCAGGGATCCGTTGGTTAGACGAATAGACATATCATCGTCACGTTTTGATGCAATTAAAGGAGGTGGTATGAAATCCAAGAACGGGATTCCATCTTTAGTTGATCCTGTCCAGATAATCTTTCTCGCCTGATTCAGTAGGGGTAGAACGTGCCAGTACGTTCCAACTCTTTTCTGTGTTTCTTTAATAAGAATATTCCACGCCAAAAGGTCTTTACCTGTACGACGGTGTGCCAATAGAAATGCTCTTTGACGGTTTGGTGTTTCGTCATAGTAACGAAGTACAGGATACTGATATTCCCTTGGTGTGAATTTATATGGTAATGATATTACCTCTGGCTGCTTAGGCAGCTTACTCCTCAGTGGTCTTGCCATCTATGACTTCCGCCTCCAATATTTGTGCACCTGGCTTATCTTTATAGAACTCCAGCATCTTTTGCTCTTGTTTCTTTTGAGTAATACGTTCAACTCTACCTGTATCATCAACTGATTTTACTACACCAATGTTACGTGCATATCCCATTTTGGTTTCATCAACCCCTGAAAAAGATATCATGTTGATTGTTGTACCTGCTGGTCCTTGCGGATTAGCAGCAGCAAATGCACGAGGATTGTATTCCTGAGGCAATTTAGCTTTTGCTACTTCAATCAGTAGTTTATTATCTTTTACAGCGTAATCTCCTATATATTCTCCTTTTTGGAAGACAGGATTCATTGTGCCATTAAGAGCACGGTCTACCATTTCAGCATCAAGGGAGTCTCTGAAGACTTGTTTTGCAATTTCTATATCTTCTGAGAACTGCTTATGCTTTTTAGCATAGTGCATAATAGATGACACGCGCATAGTTATAGATTTATCCTTTTGTACAGCAAGAGATATTGACCCAAACTGTTCTACGCCGCACAGGATTTTTTCTCTTTCTTGTTCAAATAATTTAATTTCCGCGTCTGACAGGTGATAATAAGATGTTTTAGCAAGATTTGTGTCTTGAATTGCTGTCTGCAGTTCTTCTTGTTTAATAATTAGTTCGTTTTGAAGCTTATCCACTCTCTGTCGCTCCTTTACCAAGTGTTCTTGTTTCCGTCTGATTTCATTTCGTACCTTAGTTTCTTCCTGTTTACTGAAATACGCAGCGCCGAAACTTTCCATCTTGGCTTTTTGATATCTGGCAATTTCATCATAATACCTTTCTTTACTTTTTTCAAGTAGTTCTATCTCTTCAACAAGAGAATTTTGGTAAGAAACCATTTCCCGAAGAAGAGAAACTAGTCGAACTATAGCAGGATATGCTCGTTTCAGCTTAGCTTTTTGGGCTTTTAGCCCCGTCAGGAAGACGTTTTCGTCTGGTGCGTCGTAGAGTTCTCGTATTTTTTCGAGGGTCCGACGCGTGTCTTTAATAAATTGATGTAATTTTTTGTATTCTGGCATGAAATTATCTTAGCAAAAATGATGATTTTTTGCAATGTTTGGGTGCACAAAAATTTAGGTGCCAAAAATCGGGTTGAAAGCAGGTTGTAGTGCTGAAAAGCAGAAATGTAAGCGAAAATTTTGATTATATTAGGGAAAAAGGCTCAAATATAGACTACAAGCGGTTTTGAATACTTTCTAACCGCGCAAAGTCGTATATAGTGCGAGTTGTAGGTATGCGGTTAGAAAGTTAGAAAGATTTTGGGCATATTGAAAAATTGACCATCAAAATCTCGAAAAGTTTCTAACCTTCTAACCGGTGCCTCAAACCCAATTATAGCTTGAAAAAAAAGTTAGAAACCCCTAAAAGTAGGTTTCTAACTTTCTAACCGCGCACTATGACTGCATTTGATGCCATATGTAAACAGGCACATGGTCTTTTTTAGGTCTTTTTTGTAAACGATTGTAACAGAAAGTATATACTCGAGTATATACTAGAGTATATACTGAAGTATATATTATGTATATACTTTCCTATTTTTAGAAAAATAATTTACGTGCACCTTACGGACCGCTTACATTTATTTTGCTAAAAATCGGGTCTTTTTTAGGTCTTTTTTGAGTTTAATTTACGTAGGATGTGTATACTTACATTTATCCCTTATAAAAAGTACAAACGACTGTGTTGTTCCCCTTTCCCAACCCCACCCCTACCGCCCTTGGGGCGAACGGCCATCGCACCGTCGCCCAGTCACAAAAACAAATATTCAGGAAATGTTCGTCGAACCCTGTCCCACACCCACCCTTACACGTCTCAACATACTAAGAGCGATCCCAATCCCACCCCCACCCATCCGTGTATGAAACAATTCGTCTTCGTGTTATTTTTGGGTCGCCCAAGCAGAGGCAGGCCTCTGCTCCCGTGCGCCGCCGCTGCACCGTGCACAGCGCCGACGCTGGTGCGTCACAAGTGCCACACCCTCCTCCATCCCCGCCTCCGCCCGGATGGAGGTACCAGTATTCCCAATCTCACCCTGTCACTTCTGCCAGAGTTCTGGTCCCAATCTCACCCTGCCACTTCTGCCAGAGTTCTGGTCCCAATCTCACCCCCCACCCGTCCGGGTGACCTTCGTGCTGGACCAACTCTGAAACGGTCGCCGGTCTACGGACCTCCTGACGTCGCCCCGCCGACACGGCTCCCGATATGACACTGGTGTTATATATAATTGTGATGATTTGACATGATGATTGAATTGTGCTATGATTTGACATGATGATTGAATTGTGCTATGATTTGACATGATGATTGAATTGTGCTATGATTTGACATGATGATTGAATTGTGCTATGATTTGACATGATGATTGAATTGTGCTATGATTTGACATGATGATTGAATTGTGCTATGATTTGACATGATGATTGAATTGT